TGAAGAATAAAGGAGATTTTAATTATGGCGAATGAATCAGTATTGTTTAAACGTGGTGATAGTGCTACAATTACTAGCACACCAGTAACAGACGGACAAATACTTTTTGATACAAGTGGCAATGGAAAAATGTACTTAGACAATGGTACAGATAGATTAGAGATGGGTGGAGCAGTTACAGTTGACGCTTCTCTTTCTAAGACTTCTACTAATGCCGTTCAGAATAAAGCAGTAACAGGTAATATCTTAAATAGTTTAACAGAAGTTGATGCGGCTACACAACAAAATACAATTGCTGGTGCTTTGGCATTAAAAGAGGCAAACAGTGTATTAAAAGAGACAAATAGTAATTTGGGCGGTTGTTCATTTGAGCAGGAAGGAAATGATTTCTATATCACAGGTGCTGATTCAGTGCGAAAAAAATTGGGTAATCCAGATTTTAAAGCATTAGACTGTGGTTTAGTTTCGTGGAAAAAGGACGAATTTGGGCAATGGCGTCACGGGTATCACTTCACAAAAGTGTCTGCAATTCCTGATTTCGGGGCTATGGTACACGGAAAAGACTTTTTTATCGAAGTGCATAACGGAGGAACCGAGCAATTATCTGTTGGTATTGGAATTGGATATGTGCGCCATAACAATTCCGAGCTTGTTATGTCTTCCGTAAATGGGTTAAACTCTTTGGCGGTAAAGGTCTACTATGCAGTAAAATAGGAACATTTTAATAACATAGATGAGTCTTTGCAATAAATCTTCTTAATAAAACTTGCAAAATTTTTATACTATTCTTCTTTGGTGGAATAATGTAAAGTACACATGGAGAAAGTTAAAACGACCGAACTATATTATCTTACTATTTGTAAAGAAGACGTTCGGCGCATATATAAATTGTTATGTTAAAAGAAAGGAGTTTTATATGTCATATATAAAATTTTTGAATAGTGATGAACACTTAGATGGTATTGTTAGAATTGTTGATGAACACACCATTGAGGTTACTGGTTGTAACCAAAATCTAAGTGGTCTACAATGGTTCACAGATAGTGATGTTATGTTTGGTGATTATAGCAAATTCAAATATGACTATGGTGAACCAAATTTAGGTGATAAAGTATATAAATATACGAATGATAACCATAAGTGGAAGAAGCCTATTTACACTACAACATTTAATGTTAGTGGTGGTGGAACTGCTCAAGGGGCTTTAACACAAAAGGTTGGAAAGTATGAGGATTTAGTTATCCCTACAATTACAACAGAAGAGAATTATTTGTTTGATGGTTGGAATCCTGTAATCCCTGCAAGTGGAGATATTACAGAGAACCGAACATTTACAGCAGAATTTACTTATGTTGAACCATTAGAATCCGTAAAGGCTCGTAAAATTAATGAAATGAATCAAATTCAACAACAAACTATTGAGAGTGGATTTAATGCAACTTTAACAGACGGGACAGTTGAACATTTTACTCTTACTGGACACGACCAAACATCATTACTTGGTTTAGCTGGTCAAGTTCAAGCTGGAATTGAGCAAATACCTTGGCACACAAGTGACCATGATGAACATTGTAAATATTATTCTAATGCTGATATGAAAATTATTACAGATACGGCTACTTTTTTTGTGACTCTACAAGTAACATGGTTTAGAGATTTAAGAATTTATATTAATAGTTTGCAAACTAAAGAAGAAGTAGAAGCTATTGAATATAATATCATCATTCCAGAAGAATATCAAAGTGAAGTATTAAAGAATTTACTTGTTCAAATGAATAAGTTGAACTCTACTATATAAAATAGGAGAGCAATATGAAGTATATATTAGGTAAATTAGGCTTATTCATATCTGTAGGCTTCACTTATTATATGCTAGAATGTTTCTTCCGAGGATATAGTCATTGGTCTATGTTCCTACTTGCTGGATTTTTAGGTATATTCGTAATAGATGGTGTGAATGATATACTGTCGTTTGAATGTGACTATCTTATACAAGTGCTAATTGTAACAACCCTTTGCACAATAGCGGAGGGTTGTTGTGGTTTAATTGTAAATGTATGGTTAGGATTAAATGTATGGGATTATTCCAATATGCCTTGGGGAACATTTTTCTTTGGACAATGTAATATTATATTCTGTCTTGTGTGGATGGCTTTAGTTGGCTTGTTTGGAATATTTTATTGTGATGGATATGATTATTATATAATGAAGATTGATCCTTGTCCTTATTATAAGATATTCGGTAAGGTCTTTTTACGTTTCAAAGAAAGGAAGAACATATGATAGAAGATTTAAGAAAGATTATTACAGATATGAGAGCAAATGGTTTGTCTTTAAATACATTGATACGAATAGTAAAAGAAATGTATCGTGTAAAGTAGAAAGGAGTACATATTATGCAAGAAGCAATTCAATTATTAGGATTATTAGGATTGGCTGTTATTAGTAACACTTTAGGTGGAACGTATGTTAATGTAAATATTAAGGATTTTAAGTTCGATTGGAAGAAATTAGTTAATGGTATCGCAAAGGCTTTAATGATTGCCTTTATGTTCTTATCATTAGCTTATATTTTAGACCAAATTCCTAGCTTAATTGATGTTTTAGGTATGCAACCTAAGGCTATGATTATTGGTGCTATCAGTATTTATGTCGCTAAAACAGGTCAACACCTAATTGATATTTTTGGAATAAAGAAAGATGAAGTAAAAAAGGTCGAAGATAAAATTCAAGACAAAATTGAAGAAGAATATATGGATAGATAGGAGGCGGTAATATGACAGTTAAAGAATTTCTTGATAAGATTGTTGATAACACCGTCTTAGATTGTAATAGAAATAATCTATTACCTAGTCCTACATTGGCTCAAGCAATTATTGAGAGTAGATATGGTACTAGCACATTGGCAACTCAAGCAAACGCTTTGTTCGGTATTAAGGCTAATTCTAAGTGGACAGGAAAGACATATTCCATCAACACAAAGGAATATAAAAATGGTCAATATGTAACTGTTGTAGCCGCATTTAGAGCCTATGATAGTTGGGATGAGTCTATTATTGACCACAACCAATTTCTATTGAAAAATAAGCGTTATAGCAATCTTGTAGGGGTACGAGATTATAAGGAATATTGTAAACTAATTAAACAAGATGGATATGCAACAAGTCCGACTTATACGCAGACATTGATTGATTGCATTGAAAAATATAATCTTGCTCAGTATGATGTTATTACAGAAGAGAAGAAGGATGAAGAGGTAATTGAACCTACAACTCCATTCGTCAAAAGAAAGTTTAATGTTCACGCTGGTCATAATCCTAGCGGTATGGTTGCTTGTGGTTCTATCGGATATTTAGATGAGTCTACAGAAAACAGGAATGTATGTAATGGTCTTATTACAGCGTTGACAGATATGGGGCATATTGCTTATGACTGCACTTGCAATGATGGAACAAGTCAAAAGGATATTCTACAAAAAATTGTTGCTAAGTGTAATTCACATGAGGTTGATTTAGATATTTCTATTCACTTTAATGCCATTAGCAAAGAAACTGAAAAAGATGGTGTAACCAAGGGTGTAGAAGTATGGATTCATCCTAATAGCAGAGGGACTGAAACTGAAACAACTGCAAAGGCTATTTGTAGTGCTGTAGCTAATTTAGGATTTACTAATCGTGGTGTCAAGTATAGCAACGGTTTATATGTATTAAAGAATACAAAAGCTTCTGCTATGTTGATCGAATGTTGCTTTGTAGATGACCCCGATGATTTTGAACTGTACGATTGTGGAAAGATGGTTAAAGCCATCTTATTAGGTCTTACTGGTTCTGAGGGCGTTGATAAGCCACAAGTTGAAGATAAGGATTATTATTACACTGTCGTTGTTGGATATTATGCAAATGAAAGCGGTGCTTTGACATTAAAGAAACAACTTGAAGATTATGGATATTTGTTAAATCCTAATGAAGATGAGTTACATAAGGGGGTTGTAACAAGTATACAAAAGATTCCAAAGGAATACTTAGGATAGTATTATGGGGAGAGGCCTTAATTGACTTCTCCCCATTTTTTACTTTTTTAGTATTTTAAGAAGCATAGAATATAATTTATAAATAAAACTAGAGTGCCATTTATCAATCTTGTGTTGAAGCTTTCGATTGTAGTCATCTACAAACTCAACAAATTCTTTGTACTCTTCTTCTGTAATAGGCTTATTCTCCATTTGTTGAACCGAATCCTCCGTTTCTTTTTGTTGTAATTTTTTCTTCATTCGCAAGATAATATTTAGTGAAAATACCTTGTGCAAAAGCATCACCTCGTTTTAGACTGATAGTTTTATCATCAAGTGTACTATTGGTTATTTTAATAAAAATATGTCCTTCATTGTCAGAATAGAAATAATCTTCATCAACAATTCCAACAGTATTATTTAATTGACAGCGATACTTAAAACCAAGACTGCTTCTAGGATAGATTTGCAATACATAATTCTTCTTCATCTTACATCTAATACCTGTAGGAATCTTAACTGTTGTATTAGGCACGATATTCAAATCAATAGGTGTATAGAAATCATACCCTGCACTACCACTTGTAGCACGTTGAGGTAGTTTGATTGAATCATAAAATGGTCTGATAAATGAATCTAGGTCAACTGTTTCAATAGTTCCATCTTCAAGCTTTCTTGTTGTTTGTAGATTAAATGTCTTAACAAAGTCGTTAAAAAATTGTTCGTATGATACCTTTTCAAATTGTGCGATTGTTCTAAATAACATTATTTTTCCTCCTGTGTTCATATCTTAATTCTCCAATGTTCAAAATGCCATTGATAAACCATAATAATGCAATGATGATACACAATACTGTAGAAAATGTAGTAGGCACTTGAAATGCACAGATTATAGCTAATAATGACAATGTAAATTTTATAATGATTAAAACAATATTGATTAAAACCACACTATCTCCTTTACTTTACTTGCATATTCAAATTAGTTACAATTTTAGCACCATTGATTTCCTTACCACTTTTAATGTCTTTCTTTAATGCGGTTTTATCTGCTGATACTTCAACCTTTTCCTTGATATATTCTTTAGGCAATGAATCAATATCATATACATCAACAGAATCAGACTTACGATATGACAGTTTCATCTTAGGTGTTTCCATCTTAAATTTATTAAGACCTTCTGTATCAACAATACCATTTTCATTAGTATACTTCATACGGATATAATTGTCAATACGGTTCTTAATACGTTCAGCTAAATTTTCCTTAACCTTTCTACGTTGTGCAATGTTCTTTTCTTCTGTCTTAAATGCTTCAATGTCTGCTTGTAGGTTCTTATAGAAACACATTGAGTTCTCAATCTTTTCATTTAAAGCCATTTGAATTTCATCAAATTTTGCGTTAAAAGAATCCTCGTCAAGTAACTCTCCCGTATCAGGGTCACACATATAATCTTCTAATACTCTTAGTTGATAATCAATTTCATATAAATTAGCCATATAGTTTCTCCTTTCTTAAATAGTAAACCTTTTCATTTCATCATAGAAATGAACAATTTCATCTTCATTTACCGAATGAATAACTACCACTGTAGGTTGAGTAAAGTCTAAACTTAAAACGCCTAGCAAACTCTTTGCATTAATCACATAATGGTCTTTAATCATATCAATATTTGATTCAAACGATGTTGTAATCTTAATAAATTCCTTTAAATCTTCATACTTTAATTTAATCTTTATACCATTCACTGCAATCAACTCCTTCCTTAATTTTTGCATGAGTCCACTCTATCTTATTTATACTGTCATTAGACCAAGAAGTTTGTCCCTCTCCAAAAGCAATTATTTTATCATTAGTATATCCTGCAAAATGTCTCTTATAATAAGTAGTGCTACCATAATCCCAAACATAAATAGGTGTATCAATAGGCACTTTATTCCAATCAATTTCACGTTCTTTGTATTCTGAATTAGCCCACTCTTTTATAACTTTTTCGCATGTTGTTTTATTATTATAAAAATCACAAGAATCACAATCATCAATAGAATGACATGGGCACAATACTCCGTTTTTCATACCAACGGTGCAACCATTACAAGCAATTTCAATAATTTCCTTTGCATACTTTTCTTTATTTAACACAATATATTATCTCCTTTCATATTCATATTTGACTATTTTACTGATGGATATAAAATAACTTCGATATTGCCACTTTCTTCATTTGTAGTAAACTTAATGACAGTAACATACCTTTTACGGATTTCATCCAATGTTTCTTTACTTAAACCATTTTCTTTGTAAATATTGAAGTCATCACTTTTAAGTCCAATAGGTTTAAGAATAAGTGTAGCTGTTTTCATAATTATCTCCTTTCATATTGCCAACCATTATTAGTTGTATAATAAATATTTCTTATACCAAGTTCTTCAAGTCGTTTAGAACAAGCATTACATGGTTTTGTAAGCCGTGTAAGTCTTTTACAACCTTCTTTTTTTTCACTATACACAAATATACTACACTTGCTTAAATCACCCTTAAATGACCTTGTGGCATGTTGTAGAGCCATAATTTCAGCATGTAAATAAGGTTCGTGTTCTTCACTAATATATTCTCTTTCTCCACTATGCTCTCTATACTTATTGTATTTCATTTGACAAGGGTGAGTTTTTTTAGTGTTCCATCCTATTCCTACGACCTTGTTTTTATACATTATGACAGAGCCTATATGTATATTCTTTTTATTGTAATCACTAAATTCACTTGCACTTTTGGCTAACTTAAATCCACGTTCTATGTTCATAACTATCTCCTTTACTATGAACATATTATACCATAGAATTATTAATTTGTCAACCCATATTTGTTAATCATAATACACACATAGTCCTCTAGTATCATGGTCTAATTTTCTAATTCTTGTTTTGTCAAATATATTCTCCTTTTACATGACCACTTAACACACCTTTAGATTGCAGATATTCCATCCATTCTTCAACTTGTTCAAAGGTGATTAAAGCTGGTTCAAATGTAGGATTTTTGTGAAGCATATACTGATAATCGTAAGGCTGGCAAAAATCTTCATCTAATACATCAATGCGAATATCTGAACCGTCTTTAGGAATTGATACACTAAATGAAATATCAAAACCTCTATATCTTTTTGTTTGTGGAAATTTAATAGGTCTACAAAAGTACCAACTTGGTTCATAATGATTAGTAAAGCCAATTTCTCTCATCTCTTTATCTGATAAAATATGTGCTTTGATTTTAGCGTTTATTCCATGACTATTTACTTCTACTTTTTCATCAAACATAAAATCACCTCCTTTATGATATGTATTATACCATATAAGGAGGTGATTGTCAAGTATTATTTATGCTTTACTCTCATTTCTACTTCTTGTTGTTTTCCTTTATTAAATGCACTCTTATAATCTCCTGTTAAATATCCTGTTACCCTTCTAAGTCTTCTAATACTATGGCTTCCACATTCAGGACAAGTGTCATTTATATCATCAGTATAACCACAATCATTACACATATCGTTTGGAACATTGATAGCAAAATATGGAATATCTTTATCCATAGCATAATTTACAATAGTTTCAAGTGCTTGTAGATTATTCTTAACGGAGCTATCTAATTCAACGTAAGTAATACAACCAGCACTACTATAACCAGTTAATTGAGATTCAATATCAATCTTTTCAATAGGACTCATATTAATCCATACTGGAACGTGCATAGAATTTGTGAAAAATTCTTTGTCAGATACATTAGGAATGTCACCATATTTATCTTTGAATTTCTTCATAGATGTATAACAAAGATTCTCAGCAGGAGTAAAATATACACCGAAATTTAATCCATATTCATGTTTATTACCTAAACTATCTGTATATTGATACCTTTCTTTTTTAAACTCTGCACATCTATCTTTGAATAATTTTTCAATCTTTTTAGCTAATTCCATACCCCTATCAGTAGTATGGTCACAGCCAATAAGAATTTGTAAAGTTTCAGCAAGACCAATTTGACCGATTGCTAAAGTTCCATGTTTCAATGCCGAAATAATTCCTTCTTCTGGAATATATCCAGCCATTACATTATTTTCATACATAAACTTAGCTGAATCGGGCGATTGTGAACAAATCCAACTAAATCTTTCAATTAACATATCTTTGGCTTCATAAATTTTTTTATCAAGATATGAAATAAATTTATCCACAAGACAAAACTCTTCTTCTTTAACAACTTCTGCCCCATATTTATTAATCATACTTTCTTTAATTTCCATTGCTAATGTAGGCATGATAATCGTTACAGGACAAATATTACCTCGCCCGTCTTTTAATTGTCCAAATCCATTTACGTCATACCCATTTGCTGTACGACATCCCATGGTAGAAAAGTACGTAGTAGGGTCATTTTTATCATATCCCTCATTTCCACTCCAATCTACATTAGCATAGTTTGGGTATAATCTCTGTGCCGTTGATTTTAATGCGAGTTGAAATAAGTCATAATTAGGGTCTCCCTCATGCCTATTTACACCTTTCATACATTGGAAAATACCACATGGGAAAATACTTGTTTTATGAAATTTTCCAACACCTTTAAGACTACCTTCAAGTAATGCTTTCGTTACCATTCTACCCTCTGGTAAAGTGCAAGTACCATAGTTAATAGATGTAAATGGTAACTGATTACCACTTCGTGATTGAAGCGTGTTTAAGTTGTGATACATCCCCTCAACAGCTTGTTGTAGCTCTTTTGTGGTCATGTCCATAGCATATTGATAAGCTTTAGGTGCTACATCTGTATATTCATTAATTGGCGTTGTATCATTCATTTTTTCTGTAAATTCTCTATATAAAGGATTTAAAGATTCATTAATATATTTTAGCCCATCTTTATAATGTTTATAAAAACTTTTTCTTACATAAGGAATCATAGTCCAATCAATATGTGTTGCACTAACGCCACCAAATTGTTGTAATGATTGTAGCTGGAAAATAACTGCTACAAGTTGAAATGCCGTACCAATAGAATTAGCAGGACGAACATCTGTCTGTCTTGTATTAAATCCATTAGCAAGCAAATCATCAAATGGAATAGATAAGCAATTATGTGAGCCTACTACATAACTGTTTAAATCATGGACATAAATCTCGTTGTTTATATGATTGTTTCTTGCCATTTCAGACAAATAATCTTCCAATGCAATTTTCTTTAATAAAGCATCACTGGCTTCTCCAACTCTGCCACCAAAAGATTTTTCGTCAACATTAGCATTTTGATTTTGTACACTTGAAGCAGATAATTTTTCATTTAGTTCTTTTCTAAAAGCACTATTTCTATCTCTAATTCTGTTTCTTTCTGCTCTGTAAAGAATATATGCTTTAGCAACATCCTTTCTATTTGTAGCCATTAGTTTCTTTTCAATAATATCTTGAATTTCTTCAACTTGTAAATCCTTAGATTTATCAATTTTTTCAATGTCTAATGCAATAGAATGGACTTTACCTAAAGACACTTCTGTTAGTTTACCATCTACTTCTACAAAAGCACTTTCCATAGCCTTGATAATCTTTGCAATATTAAATGGTTCAATTTTGCCATCACGTTTAATTACATTCATCTAATCCATATCTCCTTACAATCTTCTTCATCATTACTTTCCATAAATTCCATTTGTAATAATTCTTCATCTATTTTATCATAATCATTTAGTCCATATTCCTCACATCTTATCTGCCCTCCTTCAAACCATAATAGAGCAATTCGTTCATATGGTTGCTCTAATAAATATTCTTTTAGTGTCATTAGTAATTATATCCTCCTTTCTATTTATAAAATGTATGACCACTTTCATCTGTGAATTGTTTAGTCCAGCCATTCCATTCGTTAGGACTACAATCACTTCTAAAAGCAATACAACCGTTAGTAGTGTCTTCTACCATGTAAGCATACAACAACGCATATACAGTTGAATCACTAATATTATCACGACCATAAGCAAATTGATTCTTTTGTGTAATCAATTCAACAGGGTCAGTTGGAAATTGGTCTGATTCAATCCTGTTTAAGATTACATTGGCAACGTTTACTTTACAATCAAAACTTGCTTCATGTGCTTCGGTTTCAATACATTTAAGCATCATGGTAATTTCACGCTCTGTAAATACATCATAAGGTGTTTCTGGCAAATCATTAAGTTTATAAATATTGAACAGTGCATTGTAATATAACTGAAACCATACATATTTATCTTGGTCTTTGATGCTTTCAATTAAATATAAGAAATGCAAACACTCTTCATTTTCTCGTTCACTTTGATTATACTCCATTTCAGAACATTTGTCAACATATTTATCATTTAGTTCATTATAGTTAATACTTGACCTTTCAATATCCCCTTGTAAGCTCGCATTAGTCAATTCTAGAGCTTCAATTTGTTCTTGCTTAGACTTTATTGTATAGCCCATAATCATGAAAATTAGAGTCAATAAAACGATTCCTACGCACTGAATAATATTATACTTCTCTGTCTTCACTTTCTTCTTCTCCTTCTTAGTCTACTTGAGTAATAGGAACTTTTGTTTCTTCACATCTCGTCATCAGTTCTTTTAACCATGTATCACGTTCAGCATTGCCATCAATCAACAAAGCATCATTATATGTAGCCATATCACCAATATCAATTTGCATAATTTTAGAACGTGTATCAGCAACATATAATAGATTTCTATTCAACATTCTTTTGTGGCTAGGACTGACTATATTTAATACATATTTAGCCTCTGACCCTTGGCTTGCGTGGACACTAATACAATATGCCAATAATAAGTTTTGTAATTTAACTTTATCAAACACAATCAGTTCTTCATCAAACTGAGCAACAAGTTTCTTATCATCAAGTTCTCTAATAATACCATCTTGACCATTAAATACACTTGTTAAAGCAACGTCATCTAAACTTAACATATTATCAGATTGTTCAATTTCTTTCCAAGAATCATATGGCAATGCTTGGTAGTCATTTTTCTTATTTAGTAATTTATCCCCAACTCTGAAAGAAATTGTGGTTTTGTCTTTATCGACTTTTCTATCTAAGTGCGTTTCATTAGGCTTTGGAGGATTAACTTCTGCTTGAATTGCATTGTTAATTTTATATGAACCTTCATCTCCTACGTTAAATGGACTTAAACAAAGTATATCATGTGGTTTAACTCCTTTAGATAATAGTTTATTGTACTGTTCTACAATAGTGTCAAAAATATTATCAGTTTGAACAAATTTGTAATTGTTATATACACTATATTCATTGTTATGTACTTTTACTATATCATTATCAAAGAACTGCTTTCCTTGTCTTACGTTTGTGGCAACAAATATGCCACCATCGGTATCATATCTAAAGATTTCATCAAGAGTAATCATAGGAACTTTGCCGCTATTGATTAAATCATTAAATACACAACCAATTCCTACTGGCATTAACTGAGCTGGGTCGCCAACAAGAACAACTCTGATATTTGGATTCTCAATTACATTTAACATCATAAGAAAAGTAGGTAAATCTGTCATACTCATTTCATCTACAATTAAAACGTCAGTAGAAATTTCACCATCTCTCAATGCTTTTCTATGAATAGTGCTTGCTCGACGATTAACGGACTCTGTAATCCTACGTGAAGCCTTCCCAGTCGGTGCTAATAAAGTATAAGTCATTCCATTGCTTTCCATTAGTTTAATAATTCCACGAATTGAAGTCGTTTTACCACTACCGCTATATCCTGCTAGAATCATAAAATTATATTTACAGAACATTTCAAGAGCTTTACCTTGTTTTTCAGACATTGTAAAATCATCAATAGTAGTATATTTTGTCCAATCAATATCAAGTTGTGTGCTATTTGATATTTTATCATTTACAAAATCAGCAACTTTACATTCGCCTTGATAAGTAGACATAATGCTTAAATCTTTAGACTTCTCATCATAATAGAATAAATCATTATTCATTGCCGTAGACACAATTAAAGGCTCAAGCTCAGGCACATTATACTCTTCCATGATATAATAATATAAATCATTTCCATTAAGTCTTGTACTGCCCTCTTGTTCATTTCTTTCCAACACACTTAAAATCAAATAAGCACATCTCATTTCACTTACTTTTAAGTCTTTTCTTAATTCCATAATCATTCTGTCAGCAAATTCAAAAGAACGGCCAAGTGTTGAGATTAAGACTTTATAAGGATTTGATTGAATTTCTTTTGCAATATGTTCTTCATCAAGATATTCTTCAATTAACTTCTTGCAATCAGAAATATCTAACTTCCATTCTTTTAATTTGTTCATAATATTAAGATACTTATATTTTGTATTTAATTCTCTAATATAAGCATTTAACCTACATTCACCAACATTGTAAATTTTGCTTAAATCAAATGCTTCTTTCCCCTTAGTTAATGCAAGCCATATGAAATTTTCATAAGCATCTAATACATAATTTGCCTGAGAAGAAGTAGTAATTTCTTCAAGAATTTCTTGTGAGCGTTCTCTTGTTAAATGCTCAATTTCTTCCATATTGATTGATGGTGCTGAAACAACTCTGTAACTTGTTCCATATTTATCTGTAGATAGTTCTTCCACTTCAAGTTCATATTCTTTGCCCTCTGATAAATAACTAAGTTCCCCTTTTAACGTAATACAAAAATATTGATTTAGTTTCAAACTATCGGGAAATGGAGGGATTGGTGAAGCTCCAAATATAAAAAAATCATTATTCTGAAATACCTTCTTTGTTATCTTAAATTTTGCTTTAATTGTTTCACTCATAATATTTATATTTATTCTCCTTCTTTTTATTTACAATTTTAAATCCTTTTCTTGCTTTATATTTATCACAGGTCTGGCATAATTTCTTTTGTTCAGCATTTCTCCCTTTGTCACATTTGCCTTTACAAATATAATAGATACAAGGTGCTAATCTTTCTTTAGACATAAAAAATATCTCCTTTCATTGATATAGTAATTATACCATGAAAGGAGATATTTGTCAAGTAAAAATTTACCATCTTAATTCAAAATATTTATTATAAATCTTATCCCATTCTTTTTGTGAAATTCCACCTCTATCATATTTTTCTTCTAAATTATAAAGGCATTGTGCAAGATAACGGTCTGTATGCCAATTACTAAATAAAGGCTCATATTCATTGTTGATAAGTACACTTAATTGTCCCCAAAATGTGCTTGATACAGATATTCTACCTTTTAAGTATTGACATAACTTGGCTTTGGTCTTATCAGAAACATTATAGCCACGTTTCTCCATTTCTGTAATGACCAAATTACAATACAATCTAAAATGATTCAAGTCATAATTCATAATAGGATTGATAAGAATGTGATTAGTTGTCCCTTTTTCATAAATATCTTTAGCAATAGCAACACATTCTCTTAATTGTGAACATAATTGTTGTCTGGGTAATACATCTAATAAATCATAATGCCATAATCTCATATTTTACTCCTTTACAATATATTTACTCAACATATCAATTTCATCTTGTAATTCTTTAATATGAGGTGCAATTTCTTCCCACTCATCTGTTTCAAAATTATAATAAAAACTTGCTGGGAAATTGCCATTATAATCAATATTATTTACTCTATTATCACCAAACGTTTTATTTAGAAAATTTAAGGCTTCCTCAGATTCACAAACCACATAAGTGCCGTCTTGAGATAAATGATAATCATCATCAAGTGAAAGTAATTTATCTTTTTCATCATATACCAACAAGTCTTTACCATACTTATCTTGTAGTTCTTTGCTTTCATATCTTTCACATTCATTATAATCTTCAAATTCCTTGCCATCAAATGCAATATAAATTGTCTTCTCTGTCATATTATTACCCCTTTCTAATATGCCGAATTATTTTATCTAATAAATTAAGTTGCGCGAATAGCTCTTGCCTATATGTTCCCTCTGCTCTGTCGTAACTACCAATTCCATATAAATGAGCATCAATATCATCTTTTTGCTCATAAAGCCAAATTAGTAAATCTTTATCCATATTATTTTTCCTCCTTAAATAATTCCAATCGTTTCGTCTTCATAATTACATTTCTTTGCTTTTTCAAACATATCTAAATATTTTTCATCAAATTCAAATGTATCTTTTTTAATATTTGCAATTAATGTCAAGCATCTATTATACATTTCTGTTGTAAAATCTTTGCAATTTATATTATTTCTATTCCTATTAAAAATATAATAAATTAAATTAGGAGTTCTCTTAATTGCTTCTGATACCAAAGGCTCTAAAAATAAATGTAAAACAAAATCTTTGGTCAATTCTACTTGTGACTCACCGTAAGTATAATATTTATCATAATATGCTTGCATAGCTGAAAGTTTGTCTTTATATAATTCTTTGTTGTACCAACCTTTGCAAATTAGCATAATATCAATTAAAGTATTATCTGTCATTCAATCACCTCCACTTCTAAGTTTTCACATCTCAATCTACTAGCAATTTGTTTACTAAGTATTTGATATTGATAAGGATGACGCAGAGCTATACATTCTTCTGCTAATCGTTCACACGCTTCTTTTAATAATTCTACATCATCTGTTAAAATCTTAATCATTATCGTACCTCCTGTAACTTTTCATATAATTCTTCATACATTTCATTATTGAAATAAACCACTCTACTAGCAAGCATCTTAATAATTTCTTTAGCCTCGTCTAATGTTTGAATATCATCTATTGCTTTTGGGTCATGTTTCATAATACGTTTGTATAAACTATAAATATTGTTCATAATTTAACCCTTCCATTCACAGTGTAATACATTTTTATGGAAATTCATTGCACATTCTTTGCACAATAAAATTTTGGTTGAATGGTCAAGATATTCACCTTCCCATCTAACTGTATATTCTTTTGCCTCATTAAAATCTGTAATTTCTTTTCCACATTTGTCACAATAATATTTAGTTACTGTCATAATAAAAATCTCCTTTCCATTTGATACTTGTATTATATCATAGGAAAGGAGATTTGTCAAGAGTTAATCTATACTTTTTAATATTGTATAATCTCTTAAAATTTCTTCTTGTTCTTCACTTTCAACCCACTTGTCATTATTGTCTTTAACACGTTTATTTTGTGTTCTAAAAGCAGTTTTAATTATGTCCCCACTCTTACATGGGTGGTCTTCATAATTACGTTTATTTGCCTTAATAAAGGTGTTCTCACCATCATTAACGTGATATAAAGTAACAAATGGAGTATTATATTGATTTAACTCTACTTCTGATACAATGTAAATATTATCATCTGTTGATTTATCAATCAATTCTGTATAACCACTAAGCCCTAATTGATAAGCCATTGTTTCAAGTAATGTAATGGGTTTATACATATACTTTGTAGAAACAAAATCAACAATTCCTTGATAATTATTTAGAATATATTCCATTAAAGAAGCATTATCAATTTCTTTGAACATTTTTTCTGTTTCTTTACCACAAAATTGTTTAATTTCATGTATATTTAATCCAAAGTTTATACATTCATCTTTCTTTAATTGTTTACATTCTCTTAATCTTTTCATAATAGAATCAACATCATTATAAATATTCCATTGATTTATTACATAATTCACATCCCCATATTCTGCAAAATAATCTAACTTAAATAAAATATCAATACTCTTTTTATTCAAATCACTTTGTAATAAATCTTTAAAAATAAAGAACAACCCATCATATTCATTTTTATGTTGACTCATATTGTATAAGATTTGTGGTGCTACCTTTTGCATATTCTTTATACTTGCCATAGTTTGATTGATACAATTATTTTCTCTGTCAATAGAAAATTGTCTATTATCATCACCAAAAGCAATGGGTTTTAATTTGATGCCACGTTTAAGCATTTCTTTCTTTAATGCTGTAACTTTATCCTTATCACCTTTATTAGTGTATCTTTGTAATGTTACTTTATAAAATTCTAATGGATAATAAGCTTTTTGCCAAGCAAGTGTAACACTATCAATAGCCATACAATAAGCATGAGCAGAATTGAAACCATAAGAAGCACTATCTTCAATTACTTGCCATACTTTTCCAGCCATTTTCATAGCATTATCTTTGTCGGTTGTTTCTTTTGTATTAAGTATAGCTTGTGCAAAATTAGGAATAAACTTTTCTTTTGCTTGTGTAATCACATAATGTTTCTTTTTGCTAATAGCTTTAATGATTGTATATGTTTCACTCATAGGAAATCCTGCAAATCCTAATACTTTCATTAAATGCTCTTGATATAAAATAAATGAGCTTGAACAATATTGGTCTTGAATAAGGTCATCAAAAGCCTTTATTCCATAATCAAAATGTTTGCGTTGTTCAAATGTTTTATACATTGATTGAAATGATGGTCTAATACCAGCTACAAATTGTGTCAACTCTGAAATGTTCTTTGGTTTAAATCTCATAACTTTTTCAGTAGATTTTTGTTGCTCACATTGATTCACACACATTGTATAACCATTAGCATAAATATCCCAAGTCTTACTATCATTATCAATCTTAGCAAGCAATTCGTTTACAGATAATGGTTCAATTCCTATCTCCTTATAAATATCATATGTCAATCCAATAGAATCTACAATGAGGTAGTCCTGCTTCAACATGCCGAAAGCATCAATAGTGCCACTTTCAATAACCGCAACGAAAGTTTCTTTAGCTTTATCTCCTTGTGATTCAGATTTTACCATAATTACACCGACTTCTTCTACAACATCAAAGTCTGCACAAATTGTGCCGCAAGGATGTGCTTTCAAATTATCTACAATTCCCATGTATTGTTGACAACCATCAATTAAATATCCGTATTTTTCTTTATCAACATAATCATAAATATCAATAAATTCTTTTTCATCATCATCTGCGTGTTTTAAAGCATTTTCATATTTACTAATTTGCTTTGTTACAGTATTGGCTAATTGTGGGTCAAGGTTATATGCTCTTGAATACATTTTAAATGCAGATTTATAATGCAATGTGCCTAAAGCCAATAGATCAAATGTTCCTTCTTCCCCAATTATATCTTTTTGCGCTTGTATAAATGGTTCTCTTGATGATACATTATGGTCAATGTCTGGCGGTGTGTGAGAATCCAATACTCTTTCTTTTGTTAAAAATCTTTCAGAATACATAAGCACTGGTGAATTAACTTTATCTACTTTTGTAAATCTAAATAATTTATTCAAATAACAAGATACTCCGCTACCTCTACCACTAGGAGTCAATATACCACCATATTCGTCAATTCCACGTTTCATTATTTCATAAGTATCAATGAAATAATCAGCCATGTTACATCCTTCAATTTCGGCTATATCATGTTTAATTTCTTTAATATATTCATCATACTTATCTTTGTTAATATCATTAGATTGCCTTTCCCATTCATATCTAAGGATATTCTCAAATACTTCATTTCTTTGTTCTTGTGTTAAATCACGATATTTTTTAGCCACAGGAACTTTTAATGACCTATCCAATATAATTTCATCAAATGTAAGAATAATATTAGTATTCTCTATTGCTTCTGTAATTTCTTCATCACTCAAAATTCCTTGTTCTTGAAATCTATTGAAGAATGTTTCATAACTTGGTAAATCCATATACCAACCTTGTTCATCTTCATAACTAATCTTATTAGATTTTAACAAGTCATCTCTATCTGCCATTTGTGATTCAGTAATAACATGGCTGTCAGTTCCAGCTATAATTGGAATGTTATATTTATAATGCAATTCCATAATATGAGCATTTATTTCTTTTTGTGCTTGTGTATTATGGGGTTGTACTTCAAGATAAAAGTCTGTAAAATGATTAAATAATTTAAGAACAATTTCATCAATTTTTGAATAGTCAACTACATTAGCATTATCACCAAATGGCAAATCTCTATCATCTATTGTGTATTTATTCCAAAAGGCAATGCAAGCTGATGTAACGAATACATCATCTTTTGGCAATGATAAAAGAATATCTAAATCCATTCTATTCTTATAATAATACCCAGTTTTGAATGATTCATAGATTGCTCTATTTATTTTCTTACGACCATTTTCATTCTTTGCTAATAAAATAATGTGGCAATTACTTGAATCAGAAGAATTTCTGTCTTTTACCCAATATGCTTCTGTACCAAATACGAACTTGATTGGTTTATAATTAGGATTTGATTCAAGATTCTTTTTATTAAATTTTTCAAGGTCATCATAAATCTTAAAATAATTGCCTTGCCATCCGTGTTCAACTGTTGAATAAATTGTTGGTATACCTTGGTCTGCTGATTTCTTATATTCTTTAAAATAATCCATAGGCACAAGTGGAGAATCTTTATTATATCTATGTGATAAACTCGTATGTTTGTGATAATTACAAAATGATAAATTTTTACAATTATTCATTACTACCTTCCCTTTCCCACCAATAACCATATGCTGATTTTTGTTTTCCACTAATTACACCATTTATATTAGATGAACATATTTTATTATTTTTACAAATTTTAATTGAATTTAAGTATTCAATTGCTTCTTTTGAAGAGTTGAATAATTTAATTTTTTTATGTGTTATTTTATCACACATCCATATTTTTTTCTTTTTTGAAATTGATAAATTTTTATTATGATTTCCATTATTATTATTATATTTTTGTGTGCCCCATTCTAAATTATAATAATTATTATTTAATTTATTTTCATCTTTATGACATACAATTGGATAATTATTTGGATTCTCAACAAACGCTAAAGCTACTAATCTATTTATACGATATGTTCTCATATCATTATTCCCATATCTTAAAGTTATTTGTTCATATCCATATTTATTTATATGTTTTGTAAGCCATTTATTTGTATTTGTTGACCAAACATTGCCATCATTTGTTATATAAAACATTTTTGAATCATCTATTGGTTTAATATATGTATCATCAAGTAAATTTGGTACTAATTTCATAACTCATCCTTTATCTCCTTTCTATATTTACTCAATTATATCACAAAAGACCACCTTTGTCAAGTGGTCTTTTTAATCTATTTTAATCCATTAAAAATATGTGCAATAACATCAATAGTCCAACCATTTCCAATACATTTATATCTTTGTGTATCAGATAATCCTTCTGTATAATTGTCTGGTAGTGTTTGCGCTCGCTCACATTCAATAGGCGTTGGTTTATAATATTCACCATTTTCGTATTGAATATTAGTTGCTCCGCTATTTGAGATATTTTGTCCTGTCATTAAACATCTCATTTTTTGGTCTAAAGTTCTAATTGCTTTATGCGCCTTTTCATGTGCAAGAGTTCCTTCTTGTTTATTATTTAATCTATCTGTTATATTATATTGTTCTTTTTCTTCTGTTGGTTGAACAATATCTTTTAAAGTTAAACCTTTGTCTATTGGTTGTGATACATTCGGGATGTTTGTCCAGTATAGTCTTTTTCTACTTTGCGCAGAAAGCAATTTGCTATCAATCATAATAGGTTCTACGCCTAATGCTTGAGTAATAACATCTTGCCATTTTTTGCACATCTTTACATTTTCCAATAAAAAATATTTTGGTTTGCTTTCTTTTAATACTCTTACATATTCCCAAAATAAATAAGAATATCCATCAAATTCAAATCCTTTTTCTTTCAAATCTAAATATTGTTCAAGTGATGTAATTTCTATATTGTCTTTTGTACTTGCTCCATTCATTCTTCCGGCAAACGAAAAATTTTGACAAGGACTACCCCCAATTAGCAAGTCTAAATAACCATTATATTGTGTTCCATCAACATCTCTCACATCCCCAATTTCTGTTATATCGTTCCAATTTTTTTGTGCTATTTTAATTGCATAATCACAAATTTCACTAGCATGATAACCATTAACTTTAATTCCAGCTCTGTCTAAAGCACATCTGCCCCCCCAATTCCATCAAAAAGACTTAATACATTTAATCCATTTTCATTCATTTTTTATATCTCCTTTCATATTAAAATTATGTTATTTGTAACATAATCCATCAATTTATGTTAATTATAACATAAAAAGGAGCTTTTGTCAAGCCCCTTTTGCAATTAAATCTCTTCAATTTTAAAATAATCATCATAATCAACGTCTTCTAATTCATAATTATCAAGTACAAAATCTAAATAATCTGTATATCCTTCATTTCTTAATTTATTTAAAGCTTCTTCTTTAGATTCTGCTTCAATAATTCCTTCTCTGTGTCCATATCTTAAATGTCCTACTGCATAATTTGCGTCTTGAAATACTCTAAATTTTGCCATGTTTTATCTCCTTAACCTTCAATCTTTTTAAATTCAATCTTTTTAAACAATTTTTCGAAATCGTCTTTAGTATATACTCTATATTCATTTTCATATATTCCTTTATGTTCGTCTTGATACATTACAATATAATCACCAATATTTACTTTTTCTTCGTTACAAGTAAGTGTTCCAAATTTATTATTATATCTAATAATATCGTTAGTTGCTGCACCTAAAATCCAATCTGGAATTGTTAAATAATTTTCTGATGATCGACTTGTCAGCGGATGCTTTTCATCGGTGTTGTCATACTTAAATTGCCATGCCATACATACATTTTCTCTTACATATTTACTCATAATTATCTCCTTTCTATGCCATATAATATCCTTGTTCTTGAATTTTATCCCATTCTGACCTATGTAACCTTTTTATAGTTTCTTCTATATTACCATAACAATTTACTAACATTTTTACTTCTAACATTGGATTAGTTTCAATAAAATTTGGGTCTTTTTCTTGCATATATTTTTCCCATTCTTTAGTAACATCTTCGACTGAAATTATTTCTTTAATATAATGTTCTAATAAATTCATTTAATCACCAACCTTAATAATATGTTTAAATTGTTTCTCATAGAAATCAAGATACAATTCTTTAACATCACCATTATATGTTGCTTCAATAAATTGAGGATAAATAAAATTATACTTGGTATTTTTTACAATAAGCATAGCTTTGTTATTTTGAATTGTATGATTAGCCCATACAATAATTACTTTTAAGTCATCATTTGTTTCATCATTGTTATGAAAACAATCTGCATCTTTAATTTCTTGATAACATAAATCTAAAAATTCCATTGTGTCCATGTTACATCACCATCCAATCTTCTGCTAATACATCACTAATGCTAGGAGTCCAAGGAATAACTTGACCTTGTACTGTTTTAAGTGCGATATAAGGCTCATATTCAACCAAACCTTGTTCATTAACTAATTGTTCAGCTATTTTAGTACATGGTTCATATGAGCCTTGTGGAACGTAATAAATGAATTGATTCTTTCCATTCCAACCTTGTCTTGTTAGTTTTGAACCTTTTAACAATTTGTCTAAAGCTTCATCAAATTTCATATTACTCTCCTTTCAATAAAAGGAGTGAATATACTCACTCCTTTTCAGTTTATTATACTTCTACATTTCTCTCTCTTGCAAAAGCAACTAGGTTATTATAAATTGTTTCCAACTCAACCAATTGACTGTCTTTTGCTTCTGAAATTCTTACACCCTCTCCAAGTTGTTTATAAATAATATCCTCTACTTCTTCTGGATATAGTTCAAACAATGCAGTTACATAAGGCTCAATACAATCTAAGTAATCTTGCTTGGTATATCCATTGGAATCCATTGTAAATGATACTAAATCAGCACCATAATTTTCAGCAGACCTCTTTTGTGCTTCTTTCATAGCTTCGATTAAATTCTCTGCCGTAAATGGATTGATAACAGGCTGAATATCAAACCTAGAACCAGCATAATATTCGGCAGTTTCATGTGCGTATGCAGTAGACATAATTGTTTTTCCAGTTGTTTCATCAACTCCATTGCCCTTAATATAAAATCTGAAATCACACATATCCTTTAAAAACCTAGCCGAATCTTTTACAGAATTAGATCCTTTTGGAACAATCTTAAATACACCATTTCCAACAGCTTTAATCTTGCCATTTACTACTTGTTGTTCTTTAATTTCAACCAACTCTTCGTGCATGATAAAGATGACCGTATAGCCACAAGAACACAGCTTATTTACATCTGCTTTAAATGCTGTTCTATATAAAGCATACCCATTAGGCATATCTGATTGACCATTCATTTCACTTACATCTCTTACACCATATTCCCTTGCAGTTGCAGTAGCATAGATTTCAATAATGTCTGTTGCAGTATCAATTACAATAGTTTGAAACTTTTCTTTCATTTGATCGAGGGTTTTTTCATCTGTTAATTGTTTAACTACGTCTACAAAATCTTTCTTTTGCTTAATAGGAATCTTATATCCCTTAATAGCAGTACCACCAGCTTCTCCCATTAATAATAATGGCTTTGGAAATCTCATAGCTTGAGGTGTTTTCCCAAGGGTATTTCCACCATAAATAAGTATCTTCAAGCCTTCAATTCCATAAGACACTCCACTCTCTTCCAAGCCTAATAAGTTTAAATTTGCCATCTTCTATTTACCTTTCTATATTCACTAATAATAATCAAATTCTCTAAAAGGGCAGACATTACATCTGCCCTATATCTCATCTTAGAACGGAGACTTCTTTGTGCTTGCTGAACCAAATGGATTAGCCTTTGTACCACTAGAACTTGCTCCCTTTGGAGAACTCTTAGGCTTATCCTTGTTCTCTTTAGCGGTCTTTACCATATTATTAATCTTAATATCACGTTCATTCAGTGCTTGTTTCATGTCTTCAGGATTGATATAGTATTCATTTTCCTCATCAAACGCTTCATCCCCACGGAATACACTATATTCAGTAACACTAAATCCACTTACCATGTGTGATTCTCTACGACCAAAACCGCCAGTTGTAGGCTTCTTAACTCCTACTTGCTTAGTGATAATCTCATAATATAGCTTTACAGACTGACCAGCTTCATAGAATGAATTGAAATCATCTGCAAGATCAGACTCTACAATAAATGTGAAAGGTGTAGTTTCAGCGTTTCGATTAAATGTATAAAGCTCAACCTTTAGTCTACCTGTTTCTTCTGCGTCCTCACCCTTTGTTTCAGGGATAATACTGCGAATAATACCACTGATTTCACAGTCTGCACTGTCTTCTTCGGGAACACCAGTGGAGGTAATTCTAAATCCATTTACTTGTGTAATAGACTTAAATTCATATGTGTCCTTATTAACGTATTCGTTCGCAGATAGGATTCCATCAATCTTAACTCTTGTAGGCACTTCCCCATCCTTTGCATTGTTCTTAGGAATATAATTCTCAAGAACAGTCTTTAAGGACTTAAAATTCGGATTGTCAATAAGCTGTCCGTTCTCATCTAACTTCTTCTCACTTGCAGGGAAGAAATCTACACCAATCGCATTTCCCTTTACATCTACAAGGAACATAGGGTTCTTAAATTCCTTCTTTGCCATCTGCTGACAAGTTACCTTCTTTTCAACTCCGTTTGCTCCCTTTAAGGTAACTTCCTTTGTAATCTCTTCAAGATTCATTTCAAGTAATTCACCAATAACCTGCGCATTGTTAATACTAGCCTTAATTTCACTCATTTTAATTCTAATTCCTTTCTTCTCTTAAACTTTTTTATTATGTACTTATCTATGATATCACTCCGAAGAGATAATAAAATAAATGTATAATTTAATCTAAGTCATCTCACCCTTAGTCATTCACTGTCTTACCATTTGCAACTTTTTCAATTACATCTTTGTTCTTTAAGTTGTTTTTAATAAACTCTTTTAATTCTTCCATTGTACAACCATTGTTAATTTTGTCAAGATATAATTGACTAGCAGTTTCAAAACCAATAATCATATTCTTGATAAAGTTCTCTTTCAAACTGTTTTCATAATGATTAACAATATTTGCCATAGCTTGTTTCTTAGTTGGTTTCTTTGACTGCTTACTCTGCATAGCCATAATATTCAAACTCCCCTCTGTCACATACTGGACATAACCAAGCTGTAAACCATTCTTTATTATTATACTCCAATTCAGTATGAGCCTCACAATAATCATAAGGTTGTAGTTTTGCGCCACACTCAATACAATATTGTTCTTTATTAAACCAATCAAGAATTACTTGTTTCATTTTATCATCATTTGTCGTGTGATATAAATAAAATAACATATCCTTAATTAATTCTTTCCCATCTGTTCCATCACGATAATAATGTTCATTGATCGTTTCTACAATCTCTAATGCAAAATTTTCCATATAGCCCTCCTTTATATTTATTAGATTGAGAGATTTATCGGAGTCCCAATATCTAGGACTCCTACAAACGGAGGTAAAAAATGAACAAAAACATTAGAATCCCGATAAATCTCTCAATCATGTATATTATATCATATTATTTAGTTGGTGTCAAGTGTTTCATCAATAAAAATTAAATCTTGTGCATGAGGTAGCGTTCTAGCCCATAAAATGAAATTAGGAACATTTGGATTATCTTGACCACTCCATTCATTTAATTTATGAAATCTACGTTGCCCCTTACTACACATAGCAAGCAAATTTTCATAAGTCATTGTAACTGTACGTTTCTGTAACCAAGATTCAGGAAGCCATCTAATAAGTTCCTTCCAATACCTCTTATCTTTTGTATCGAGATACTTTTGACGAATATTTTCCAATACATAAATAATATCTTCTTCAAATGTGGAAATATTATCTAAATTATCTTGGTAATCATCATTTCCATCTTTGGACAGAGATAAATTTCTATCATAGTCATCAATTTCAAAGCAGTCTAATGTAATAGGTTGACTCGTAATCTTGTGCATTGTACTTGTAGAATTAGCAACTGTTCCAACTTTATACGTATCAAATTCCTTCCACCAATAAAGAGGTGCTGTAATATCAACTGATACAAAAATCTGTCTCATAAATTTTCTATGTTCTGAACCAGATTTAATAAGAGCCTGTGCAAGTGTCATATCATTTTCACCAATTACAAAATTTGCATCTTTAGTAACACAATCTTTCTGATTGTCATATTCATAATAACTATCGCTCTTGTTCCAACTATTTTTAGGATTTCTCATTCCTCTGAGTGCGTGTTCAAATCCCCACACTTCTGTATTCTCAAACTTCATCAATCTTCCTCCACAATATCAACAATTCTACCATCATTCACAATCAATCTCTTACCATTCGCATAAAATCTCTCACAATCTTCTAATGTAATACTATCTAAATCAATTACTTTGCTATAATCCATATAATCTCCTTAATCAATCAATTCAATTTCATCCCATCTCCAGCACAACTGTCCATTTTCTTTATCAATAGCGTTCATATATTTCTTGTCAAATGTAACTGAGAAGAAAAATCCTTTTTCTTTCATAGTACAATCATAATTAACAATTCCTTCTTTGCCAACATATTCGTCTAAACAAACATATTTATCTTTTCTATGTGGTTCAACATTGATAATACGAACTCTTTGACCTTCCTTAATTGTTCTTCCAATTAGACCTCTGCCTTTTGTTGCAGTCTTATCAGTAAAATCCATTCTATCAATACAATTATCAACAGCAGTCTTGAAATTAAAATCATCATATTTTTCATAGCGTGATGTGCTTGATTTAGAAACTAATTTGTTATCAATATAATATTTTGCATTAGTATGTTTTCCGTCTTCACAAGCAATAATCAATTTGTGACCATGGGATGGATTTAATAATTCAATCATACGACATTTAGTTCCTCCAATATATTCTCCATGACCACTTTTAATGTTATAACTACTATCACCCCAACCATTTACATTATTATCCCAGTTAATCACAACATCCCCTCCACTAAAGCCAACAACTGTACCTTTGTCTCCTGCTTTGGTATCAAACCAAGTCTTTTCTGTTGCAACAATTCTGTCTCCTACTTTTAACTTCATCAATTCTTCAAATGTCATTTTTTAATCCTCCTTTAATATAATTTTATATTGAAGTCATACTCCCTACCACAAACTTCACTACAATCAGCCCACTCCTACGATTGTTCACTCACTAAACTTTTAAAGATTTAAGTTTTGCATCATAACTTCGCTTGTTAAAGTTTTAGTCAATTAAAAGCTACGAAAAGTTGACTTCATTCATACAATAGGACTCGAACCTATACCTCTATTGTGTGCTCTGACTAGCATCTCCATTTACACCATGTATGACACCTTAATTATTATTTCGGTTTAATCGACCTCACCTAAACGGGGTTGTTCATCAACTCACATGGAACAGTTCTACCAAATTAAGCTATTGCTTGTTTAACGATACAAGCTACCTCCAACTGCCAAGTCATAACATATAGCCATGGTGCATTGTAGGATTCTAACCTACATTTCTCCTATGCGGAGCGTCTTTATTAGACCAAATACCTATATGTTTCGCACCTTTCTTGTACTTCGATTGATGCTAATGCACGGCTTGGATTTGAACCAAGAATATGAGTGTCTGTCGTTTCTCATGTGTTACCATTACACTACTATGCTCGTAATACCTTTTATTTATAATCTTTTGAATGATATGGCATATTATATTTTTTACACCATTTTCTTACCGCATTATCTGTGACATTATACATAGTCCCAACTTTTGTAAAATTACCTTTATTATATATTAAATCACTATACAATTTTTCTTTATTTGGTATGTTAATAGCCATTATTTCTTTTCTACAATCAAAACAAATTTTTCCTCTTCCCGACATTTTGTTTCCACATTTAGGACAAATAAGATTGTTAATGCTATAGCAACCATATACTCCGTTATTTTCATTAACAACAAATCTTTCTTTATGTTGAGAATTTAACATTCCATGATATGTAATATGACTTTTATTACTATCAAATATCATTAAATTATCATAATTATTATTAGTTTTATCAAAATCTATGTGATGAACGACTTCTTCATCTTTTAATTCTCTTCCTATTTTTTCTTCTGCTTTTAATATATGTTCATATATACATCCATTATCAAAGGCTCTATGATGATTTGGCATATAAACACATTCATAACCGTTAAGTAACATTTTTAATCCTTTCTATTTTTAGTACGCCCACTGGGATTCGAACCCAGACTGTGCCTTGTTAGGGTCTTCGTTTTATAAGAACTCGGCTTTTCCATTAAGCTATGGGCGCATGTGAGGTTTGTAGCTTTCACTACCATGTTTTATTTTTGATGGGCTAAACCTCAAAGTGACCATCTAGTTAGGAGCGACCTAACAGCCTTTTGCTTTATATGTGTATTATACCACACATATTAACATTTGTCAACTACTTTTTTACAGAAACATGATAACCTTGACTTTCATAATTCTTCTTAGCTGTGTCCTTGTCAGAACTCTTAATCACAACTTCAAACATCTCTACAATCCCATTGTCGAGTTCTTTTCTACACACTAAAACGCTTCTTCCTTGCTTTTTCATTGTTTTTATCTCCTTTCTTAACTATATATGTATTATACCATATATTCTATTAAAAGTCAACCATTATTTTTTATTAAATGGAGCAAATGTTTCATAATAATTTTTGCATACATAAACATCATATTCTTCATCTTCATCAAATTTAAACACAAATACCATAGTGTCTCCACTTCCAGTAAATCTACACCAATCGTTTTCATCATTAGTGTCAAAGTTTTCAATACATTCTTTTACCCATTTATTAATTGTGTCATCATCAATATGTACTCCATCATTAAATGAACAATAATGTGTTGGAAATTCTACATTGTCCTTAGTCAGCGGAAAATAATCAGCTAATTCATCAGCATATGTTTCTTCACCACAACAAGGACACACTACATATCCCATTCCATATGCTCCAACTTGAATATCATCATCTTCTACTTCAAGTTCAGAGTCACAATGTTCACAAGTAATCTTATAAGTCTTTGGCTTAGACCCCGTTTGCATCATGTGATTGTACTTATCATTCAATACTATCATTCTTCTACCTCCTTGATATAATAAATACTATTCATTGTTTCAATAATATATAATTTATCTTTTTCAACATAATCCCAATGACAAATAGTTGAACTTCGCAACATTTGTCCACTATAATCATCATATACAAAACAGAATGGCATACCTACGAATAAATCTTTAGGATAAAACTCACCATACAATGAATGAGTAGTTTCAATATATTTTATTGTTTCTTCTTTAACAACGCCATCTAAATCTGTAACGCCTACAATCTTTAACATTTTTGTTCCTTTCTTTGTTCTTTATATTGATAGATACATTCTCTTGCAATCATAGGAATATTGAACTTTGCTTGCATATAACAATCCCATTTTTCTAATTTGTTACAATCTTTTTCAAAAGCGTCCCCTACAGCAATTTCATATTCACATCTACTCCATTCTTGCCATTGAATTATTTTTTCAATCTCTTTACATAACCCTTCAAATCCGTATAAAGTATCTTCGCCATATCTTTCATACTTATAGTTCTTAGGAGAGCGTAAATATTTCTCAATAGCCTTTTCAGTACACTCTTGAACATAACAATTCCTAAAAATATTAAATGGTTCAATCTTCTTTGTGTTTGGATTATAATTCAATACATAATATTCAAATTGCATATCATCACCTCAACTCTACTAAATGTTCATTTACAACAGTCCAACAATTAGGTTTAATCTTCATATCCTTGATCCATTGTTTTACACATTTGTCAATCCGATTGGCAAGTTCTAATTCTTGTCCTCTTGTAATTTCAAAACTTTCACTTACTTCTCCACATTCTTCATACAAGTTATCATACATAGATTCAATAATTTCTTCTTCATTACTATTCCATGACAATACTGGTTCTTTACAAGTTCCTACATAAACTTCTTCACAAACATCATTAACTGTTTCTTTAGCATCTTCAATAGCCTCTTGTTCTGTATCAAAACTACCATTATAATATTCACCATCAGAAGACCAACAGTATCTTGTTTTATCTACTTTATCAATCCAATATGGAGGTTCATCATCACAATCATCTTCATCAAGCCAACCACCAAACTCTTGAGCAATCCCTTTCATAATTTCAACTGAATTACCATGATGATCTAATCTTAAAAATGTGAGTTCTGATTTTACCATATTTTCAAGATTATATTGACGATAATAATTCAAATTTTCATAAAGGTTGATATTTTGATATTCATAAAACATAGCTCTGTTTTCATTACCATCATTAAATGTAATAAAGCCACTTGTTATTTTCCATTCATTACTATCGTCATATTTTTCTTTAATGTCACTTAACAACTGATTTACAGAACCATAATTTTCTTCGTGAGTTCCATCGCTGATTAATTTATAATGCTCATCAATATAACTAACAATCTGTTCTACTGTAATGTGTCCTTTTAATCTTAAAATTGTAGCACAACCCATAATCTCACTCCTATTCTACAACCAATTTAACATCACCAATAACAGGCTCAATATCATATGAATCAACATCTTTATAATATTGGTCTTCTTCTAAATCATATATAATTGGATTTTCTCCATCTATATCAGTTAAATAAATTCCATAATAACATGGTACTAATCCTTTATTATTGTATTTTACAAGTGTGCCACTTTTAATCTTTGCTGTTTTTGTATTAAATTCTACTTCCATGTCTACTCCTTTCTAAAACAAATCATCTTTACAAGGTCTATTATAACACTTTATCTCCATTTTGTCAACCACAATCTGTAATTTTTTTTGACCGTTCCATTCATTTATGCTTAACTCACCTACACAATCCATTTGCAGTTTGTTATTGCTTGGCTCATTTACAAAAATATCATTATCATAATATCCTAACTGTAAATCTTCCTTATTCTTCTTTAAGCAGTTGAATATCATAATATCAATACCCTCTTTGTGCAACTTTAATGTCCGTTTATTCTTACCCATAATAGACCAATCTGAGGGCATAAATGTAATGTTCTTGATATGGAACTTAGGTTTACTAACCCCATGCCCCCACAACGCACTATAAGGCTCAAATAGCCCAAATAATCTTGTAGGTATAGATTTTATTGAATAAGACTTTAAAACGTCTATATGGGGCGTATATGAAAGATCAAGGTTATTGTAGTAGTCTACAAGTGCTTGAATGTTACCAACTTGAATCTGTATACCTGCGCTGTCTTCGTGACCACTAGCCCAATCAACTAATTCATTATTATCCAAATCTTCTCTTAATGGAATAGGACTTCTTAATGAACCAATCATTGTATTGCCTTTAATAGAACCGACTATTGTAGGCTTGTTATCACATAATGTCTTAATTTTGCCAGCCAACAATCCACTATAAGAACGTGGTACATCATCACTTGTAAATACAATCAAATTGTTCTGTCCACAAGACAATATCGTGTCCATATTGTTCTGAATCACATCATTCACAATCTTAATCTGATTTTGATGTGCTTGCTCTACCATATCTAATGTTTCATTTATATCACATTGACCAATAAAAGCAAGAATAAGCTGTTGCTTTAAGCCCATATCATTACAACGACATACACTATTTATTTTAGGAATAATCTTAAAACCAAGGTCACGTTGAGTATATATATCACTACCGATAAACCTATCAATCATAGCACCAAGAAATTTATTATTTATATAATCTCTTGTTTCAAGTCCAAAATGATAATATTCTCTATTCTCCATTTCTGACATAATCATACTATCAGATACAAGACTTAATGCTACTAAGTCTATGAAATATCCCGACCAATCTAAGCCGAGTTGATTGTCTAATCCTTGTAAGAATTTATGTGTGACTAAAGCACCGCTACCATTTCTTGATACATTATATCTCAGGTCTTGATTATTTATAAGACACCCTTTACCAATTGGTGTAACTATGTCATGGTGGTCTAAAACAATAAGCCCAATACCAAGTCCACACAATTCGTCTGCTTGTTCACAATTATTTGTTCCAGCATCAGGAATAATCACAAGGTCAGGTCTTTCTTGTCTAATTCTGTCCATAATATCTTCATCATCAAGTCCACGTTGTTTACCGCTATGAATAAGAATCTTAATAGTCCACTTGTCACTTAATTTCATAAGATATTGATATAAAATTACAGTAGAACATATGCCATCTCCATCACCATCTTGAATAATAAACAATGTACTATCTAACTTAGACCAATATTCAATTTCTTGACAAGCATATGGGATATCTTCATACTTCCACCATTCATCAATATATTTACCAGTGGGGTTAAGATATTCTTTTGTATCTTCAACCCTACATTTTTCTAAATATGATTCTACTGTTATAGGCTCATTGCCATATAATTCATTTATTTGCATGGCAATTCACTTACTCGTCTAATAAGGTCATTAATTGTTCCATGATTAAAAACTCCGCTTTCTTTTGTTTCATAAAGAATATTTAACACATCGTCTTTACTTGTCAGTTTTTCATTATAATCATCTTTTGGCTCAGTAAGTTCTAATGAATTTTCCATATACCAAAAACTACCGATATATTTGTCTCCTGAATCAACAAGATAACCGTTTATACCTTCATCATCATCACGGTCTACAATTATTCCAATTCTACCTACCATGTTCTCAGAAGACCATTCATCTATCTTTAAGATTCTAACTCTATCTCCAACCTTAAACTTATAATTACTCATTATCAATTACCTCCACTTCATATCCAAGTGCTTCACTAATTTGTGCTAATGTCATCTTCTTAGGCTCTTTACGTTCCCAAATACATTCAAGGAAATCATCATCAAATAAATTTACTAATACGTGAGCATTGGATTCATAAATTTTCATAATGTCATAATCACCATTAAATTCTTTAGAATCTTCCCCAATGTCAACAAAATTATTATCATAAGTACACTCATCCCAGCCTTCATTTGCACTAAGGAGCAAGTTACCTCTAACCTTTCTTAATAAATATCTACTTCCATTTCTACACTCAACAATCATACCTTCTTTTAATTCCATTTTGTTGTCCTCCTTATATTCTACAACTGTTATTTCATTTGGATTACTAACCCCATTTCCGTAATATAAGTGCCTCCCACTATAAACATAATAATTTCTTTTGTTTACTTCCTCCCAATGAGTAGTGTTCTCATCACTATAGCACCATTTAATCCCATGTTTGAAACACTCTTTTATAAATTCTTTTGCTTCTTCTTCTGTTTTGCAATGCACTGCAATTTTACCATTACTATTCTTAAAATCTTCCCAATTAAATTCCATTTCTATTCCTCCTTTTCTTCTAACAAATCAATAATTACACTTGTTTTAAATACATATGTTTCATTATTCTTATATTTAGATTTTTTTGACAAATCAGAAATCGACTTCAAAGATTGTAATTCTTCCTTAACAAGCCTCCTTCGCTCACTGATTTCTTTTAATTTTTTCATTAATTTTGCACTAATAATTGCGTCACATTTCTTCATTTCAATATAGTGCAAAATATCCTCTCTTTGCAAATCATATTCAGATTGTAATTTTGTAAGTTCTGACTTTCTTTTGTTTACTTTATCAAGAAAATTATTATATTCTAAAACCCATTCAGCACCTTTGCAGGAATGTTCTTTTTCTTGTAAAATTTTATTGTCCATATTCTACCTCCAACTGATATATGTATTATATCATATCAATCAATGTTTGTCAACATTTCTTTCAAATTATTTAATCTTTCTTGTTCTTTTTTAACTTTTTCTTCTTGCTTTCTAATAATACTTTTCACTAATCTTTTCTTATAATATTCTTCTCTTCCCTTAAGACAATGATAACATTCACCGGATTTCCCTTTAATAGTACAATATAAATGTTGAGTAGCATAATTACAATCTAAATCTTCAATCTCCCAAGTCCCATCATAATACACAATCACTTTTGACATTTCTCTCATAATTCATTCCTCCTTTATTTGATAAACCAATTATAACATAAAAATCCAGTCTTGTCAACTGGATTTTTAATAAATTTAGAAATTAACATTTGCTAATACATCAGTCATCATATTCAATCTTTAACTTATCTACATTGATAGGATTGTTTTGCTTATCAGTGCAAAACATATCTAAAGTTCTACTTGTTGATAAATCAATATACTGAAATACTTTAATATTCTTTGGATATTTACTACCACGACCTTTAATAATATGTATGACATTGTTTGGATAAATTGTATTACCAAATGATTGTTTATTATTCTTACAATTCCACTTGGCAATAGCAGATTCAAGTTGTGACAGTTCTTTCTTTGTTGGTGGCAACATAATCATTGTTCCATCTGTTTTACGCACTTGGGATTTACCACCAGCTAAACAAGATTCTGTTGGGTATTCCATATTATCTTCTTGCCCATTTGTTTGAACGGCAGAAATTAAACTAACTCCGCATTCACGTTGTACTTGTTTAAGCCTATCTGTTAATGCAAGCAATACCATATCTTCTCTTTGTGGCACTTTTGTTTCGCTTGATATTTCTTTACTTACGAACCCATTATTACTAATGTAATCATAACATATTGTTTTAACATTCTTATTTAAAGCATAGTCTTTAATTGTTTCAGTTAAACTTTTTGTCGTAAATTCTGGGTCGTCACAAATGTATAACTCACTATCAAGGAGAATTTCATTTGCTTTATCAACTCTTTCTTCTTCCCCCTCTTCATAACTACCATCAATAATATGATTTCTTGGAACACCACTTATCCATGCAATAATCATAGGGTCAAGTTCATCTCTTAAATCAAGTTCTGTATTTATAAATAATCCAGCACCCTTTCTTGATTTATTTTTAACATAGCATTGTTTGTTTAAATCATAACATTCTTTAATTGTAGCTTTACATAAATCACCCATAGAAAGAATAGATTTACCACCACCGCTTTTTGCTCCACGAATGATAAAACCATACATACCTCTATAAATACCATTGAGATATTCTGATTGAAAACTATTGCCAATCAAAGGTGATTCTTTGAATCTTTCTTTAGATTCCATAAAATCAGTTCCAGCTACATATTCTTCCTTTACACGTTTAACATTAAATTGTCGTTTAATTCCAACTTGTAATCCTTCATAATAGTTAATAATATCCTCAATGCTATATTGGTTCAAATTCTCAAGCTGACTTTCTTCGCTCTTATCTTCATCATAGAATTTCTTAATGTCAAATCCTTTTTCTTTATAAGCATTAAGACAACTGAATTTCCTAAACTCTGTATAATAGTATTCAAAGTTATCAACATCTGTTAATTCAACAACTGTTGCTATATAATCTTCAAAATTGTTATCCTCTAACACGTTATATTCACTTACAAAAGGTTTAACAAACTCATCTATATCCATGATACTAACGCTTTTACAACCGTTTAATGCCAAATTATATATCGTAGCATATAATATCTTTTGAAACAATATAGTCCATTCGTCTTTGTCCAGTGGATATTTTGAATCAAGTGTTAGTTCGGGTCGTTGTAAATAGCAACCAAGTAAACGATCGTTCACTGTACGATTACATATCATAATCTATCTCCTAAATTTAATTTTATCGACCAAATTGTATTCTTTGACCAATTTAATCAACATTATCAACTTCTTGTTGTAACCATTCAATTTCCGCTTTTAAGGCATCTCCATAATAATAATATTTTTCACCATTGCTTATTCTATATCCACAATCTAAAGGATATTCAGATTTTACCCTAGAGCAAGCAATTTTTTCTATTGTTATTTCACTTATAATCTTTTCAAAATTTGTCATACTTCATTCTCCCAAATAATACAAATCACACCATCTTCTCTAAATGTTTTTCTTACTTCCTTTTCTAACAACTTATTAGGAATACTACCTACATTCTGATAGTTAATTCCATATTCATATAGTCTTGGTGTAATTGTCATATTCTTACAAATACTTGGGCATAACCAAAATCCTTTACTATCATGTTTATGCTGATTGCAAAATTCTTTTACTGTCATGTTAGTTCTCCTATATCAATATATTTCTTTTTCTTATTACCACAACTTTTCTTAATCACAATTTCATTATCAGTAAAATCAAATTCATCAATACTCTTTTCAATCTCTTTGGTCTGATTGAAATATTTTTCAGCTTCAATCCCATAAAAAGGCAACAAAGATAAGATACTACCATTTGATTCTTCTGAAAATAGATTAAGTTCTAATACTTCATACATATAGTATAAGATATATTGTAATGTTAAATAAGACCATACTTCATGTTCTTGTAAGATGTTTTTCGTCTGGCTCATCAGTAATGTCCACGGCACTTCTGATTTATCATATCCATTGTCTAAGTATATTTTCAATATGTAATCAGTGTAAACTCTTCTGTCACTTGATTCACTTGGTTCATATTTATCCTTTGCTTTATTTCTTTTAGCCATTACCTTATTATAACATTCTTCATTACAATAATAACTTGCTTTACCAACCTTATAAGCTGTATCTTTATCAAGTTGTTTACCGCAACAACGACATTTTGGCATTATAATTCAATCCCTTCGATTTCGGCTCTCATTTCAAGACAATATAAATACTGTCCCATTGTACTTGCTTGTTTCTTTAATAATTCAAGACTACAAGACGGCTCAAAATTCAAAGTATTAGATTCATATTTAACAATCATTTTATGCAACTTATCATATCTAATCTTTGTTTGAAAATATTCTGCCTTAAATCTCTCTTTGTAATCATCACTTTCCATAAGTTTTACCGTATCTAATAGCTCCATTACTTTAATTCCTCCTTAAACTGCTTTAAAATTTCTAACATTTTATAGTCCTCAATATAGAATAAATCTTCAACTCTTGCAAATCTCTTAAAGTTTTCAACTAACTGCCCAAATCTCCAATCTGGAACAAGTTTCCAAATTTTTAATAATTCATTCATAAATGGTTCAATTCTGTTAATATCTCTCATTGTTTACCTCCTTTTCATAAACAAATTATACCACATAATTTACTCGTTGTCAAGTTCAAGTTTATCAAACTCCCAATTATTCTTTATACTAACCTCACTGCCATAATTTATCCATAAATCCATTTCTTCTTGTTTAGTGACATCAAATATCACATGACAATCATATACATAATAATGTCCAGTAGGCTTAGATATTTTTATAATATATTCATGCCTGTTTTTTAGACCATTTCTTGACTTATTCTTGTACTTTGCTTGCATTATTCACCTCCGTATGTTCACAAGTCCAAACACTTGTCTGAGTTTGTATTGGGCTTGTTTTCATAGGGCAATCAATACAACCATCATGTTCTGCACACATTTGTAATATTTGACTTTGTTCTTGTATCATTTGACCCATATCAATATTAAGTTGCATAAGCTAACCCTCCTTGCAATGTATCTTTATCAGCGTACTTTAAAGTAGGCACGAAAATTTTTTTGCCACAGCAAGTACAATATTTACCTATATAATCATCTTCACTAATTTCTTGATTGCAACAACCAGTTTTATAACACTTGTTATTAATATCATAAAACCATATACAATAACCAATCATTCAATCACCTCAATTTCTTCGCATTGCAAATCTTCATCGTAACATACATAATCAAATTTTTTATCTACAAATTCTATAATATTTCCGTCATTGTCTTCGTGTTCTTCAATCCATTTATTCACTGCTTTTGTATTTGCAAAATACCCTAATGTAATGTCATGATTAACATAATTATCATAATAATCATCATATCCATCTTCATCAATATAATCACTTGGAATATATTCTTGTTCTAGATAATACAATCTATAAATTTTCATTAAAATGCCCCTTCCATAGTTAATCTATTTTCGTTTGAATCATTATAAAAATCTAATGCTTGCTCGCAATTACAACCCTCACATGAAACATATCCATTTGGCGTAATTTGTTCACAAGGAATTTCACCATATTAATACTTAGATAATCATATTTAGAAATAGCTTGTTTCTTCATTTTCTTTTAGACCTCTCTGCTTAATCATTTGCGTCAACACCCAATTATCCACACAACCATATTGACTTAATTCTCTAATCATCATAAAATCAGAATACATTTCATTGTATTGAGATAATAATTCTTTATCTCTATATAATGCGTTACAAATCGCAACTAATTCTGATGAATTTAATGTAATATTTACTTCATTCTTTGTTGAATCTACTGTATTTATTCTCATTTAATTTCCTCCTTAATTAGAAAAACTAAGACACTCTCCATCTTTTTCAATACAAGGAACAGCAATCAATTTACCACAATATGTACAAAATCCACCTCTTCTATTATTGTCAAATGAATAATTATAACAACATTCTGTATGGTAACATCCATTTTCTCTATCAACCATCCAAACACAACACTCTTTTGGAATCCATCTACAAGATTCAATTCTTGAAACTTGATAATTACTTTCTAGTGCATTTCTTCTTAAATTTTTTAATAGCTTCTTGTTTGACATATACTTTCTTAACATTTTTAACATACAATTTCTCTCCTTTCAAACAACTTTTCCCATACTTCTTTGCCTTGGTCAACTGGTGAATCTTTATACCCTAAGAATCTATCTTCATCATTATCCCATACAACTCCTATTTCTTGAGCATACGGTCTAATCATATCAATGATTCTATCAACCTTTTCACGATACTTTAAGAACTCTTTAGTGTATTCATCATTTATCATAACATTTTTATACTGTCTATCTAATGCTATAATAAACTTATTGACACCGTACTTTAGTAACAATTTCAATTTAGCCTTTTGTAAGTTCATACCAAACATGGCAACTGATATATTATAATCATAAAATCCGTCTATATGAATAACTGATTTAGGAGCTTCAAACAATATAGCAGTTCTAGTCCGTTCAATATCGGCTTTATTCATATTCAGACCATATAACACAAGCCCCATTTGAAACTTATATTCTGTACCGTCTAACATTCTCAAATGGTCGTATTTTGCATAATCAATCGACTCTGGATTAGTGTTCCTATCATGTGTACCTACTAAATTTCCTTCATCATCATATACAGGTATCACCACTTGTTGTAACCTATTATACCACCTTATATCAAATTTGTCAAGTGATTCTTTTGTTATACCTTCTTTTAGCCACGGCTCGTAATAACATGGTGTAAGATAATTCAAGATTGCCTTATCGTAGATTTGATTTGTTGCATTAGAATAGTTCTTAGTATACTTCAACAAGGTGTTCTGCCATTTGTATATATTAGTATTGACTTGCTTAACTTCTTCCTTGAAATTGAACTCTATACCTAACTCGTTACAGAGCCATTTTAATGATTGATATGTACTACATGGTTCTCCTAATAATTCTCTACGCTTCTTAATTAAAGATAACAAAGAATATGAACAACTACATTCTGAAAAACAACAGAAAGACCTAGTGTCTTTATTGAACGCAAGATTATATCCACCACCATTTATATTGTGACATATAGTGTTATATCTATCACCACGTTTATTAGCACCTAATCTACGCATAATAATTTCATAATCATCTAATGTCATACGTTCATATAATAGCTCATGTATAAAATTTTTAAACGCTTCATATTCTTGTTCAGTCATTTTCAATCACCAACGTCAGCAAGTCCAAAATAACTCCACATAACATAATTCAGAGACATTTCTTTTCCGTTATATGCGTTATATAGCCCTAACTTACCACAAGATTGCATAAATGTTCCAACATAATATCTGTTCCTATCATAATTATAGATTAAAACTGGATAATTCTCTTCTGGCAAATTAGCTCCGTTTACATTATTTTGCTCATAAGTAAGACAATCATTCCATACTCCTAATAACGGGTATTCCCAAATCGTTTCCATTTATTCTCATTACCTCCATACATCATATCACATAATTCTTTATCTTCTTTAGTTGCATGTAGCATATAATCATTTTCTATACAATACTGGCAAAACAACACAATCAAGCCAACCACAATCAAAACATTTCATAATATTCTCCTATGCACTAAAACACTTATCCATGATACAATTCGTGCTATCTTTATTATATAAATCTTTACAAGCCTTTATAAACTTATGAATTGACTCACCGTAATCAGATAAATCAACATTTAATACCTTTAATATCGTTTCATTATCTAATTCTTCTGTTCTATCCTTGCTTGTTGGGCTACCTTGACCATCTCTATTGCAGAACCCTTTAACTTTACTACTCAATCGTAAAATAGTTAAACCATGCAATCCATACATTTCATGTAGAATAATAGTATAAACTTTTCCACGATATTTTACATTAATGTTGCCATGTAATACAGTTCCATTTTCAGAAATATATACTTCACCGATTAAAGTGTTATATAAATCATAAATTCCATTTTGAGAATAAACATAGGCATTTACAGATTCAATATTAGCCAATGTCCCAGTCAATGTATGAAAATATTCATATTCCTTTTCATCGTAATGGATTAAAGGTGTATCTCCATAATAAACTTCACCAATATCATGCTTTTCATCATTCCAAAATGTGCAATATTTTTCTTTTAATTTAGTATTAGATAATCTCATAATTTATCTCCTTTGATTTGATAAGACTATTATATCACAAAAAGGAGTCTTTGTCAACTCCTTTTTACCACTTGTACATTACTAATCCATTCCAACCTTTTTGCCATTCACGCTCTTTATCATCACAATATTCCCTCATCTGTACTTTATAGTCAGCATTACAATCAATTAAATTTTGTGTGCTATCATCAATAAATAAAGAATACTCATTAATATTGTCCATATTGATAAAACCTTTACTTACATTCAACGGTAATGCAATCATCGGAATATCTTTAAACCCTCTATCATCAAACCACTTTCTTTTAAGCGCATAATTCTCAATATTTGCTTTAGTCACAAGAATAATCTTATCCCTATATCTATCCATAAATTCTAAAGCTCCGTCAATAGGTTTGACAATCTTAAAAAATAATCCATTGTTAAATATACTTTCAACTTCTTCACTTGTCATTCCACGATAGCAACACTGAAAATTCCAACTTGTTACATCTGAACCATCAAAATTGCCACCATAACGTTCATTCAGAATATCAATCATAGCTTGGCAAGAATGAAAAATTACTCCATCTATGTCAAGAAATATTTTATCAATTTCATTATCTGTAATAAAACTATCAATATCTTTAATTACTTTCATTATTGTTCTCCTTTTCCTTAATTGTATAAATCAATCCATCTTGGTCAATTATTTCATATTTATTATTGAACTCAACAAAGTTTACTTCGTCTGAAATTGTTACTTTATATGTATATTTCCCAGTAGGGTTTTCAATAAAACCCATACAAAATATTTCAACAACAAATAAAATGAAGAAACAAATAGAGTTCATTCCAAATATAATTTGAATTATTTCGTTGCTATAAATTATACATATAATAGAACTAATTACAAAAATAATCATTCCAATCATTGTTATAACCCAAGTCCATAAATACACCCTCCACAACTTCCATATCTCCAATCATTTAATTGAAAAGCATAATAAATATCTTCTTGTTCGTTTTTATCTGTTGTAATTCCATCTAACCATTCTTTATTTTCTTTAATCCAGTCTTCACATTTAAGTCCGTCTTGGTAATTATCGCATTCTACTTTCCAATCAATTCCAAACCGCCAACTTGAATAAATACTTTTTGTATTCATATGCTCATTTCTCAAACCTTTTGGAATCTTATCAGACACATTTTTCCCATCAATCAATAATGTCCATTTACCTCTACACAAATTAGGATATCTACCACTCCATTTTGCTTCTACTTTCATTTTAACATACCTCCTTCATAAATCCTTCAATCTTTTCACTATCAGCCTTATAATAATGCTCTAATGTTACATCAGGTTTCTTATGCCCCATACTACTTGCTACTGCTAAAATCGGCACTTCTAAATCGTTCAGACAATAGCTTGCATAACTCGCTCTAAGACAATGATTACTTAATTTTGCAATCTTCTCATCATCAAATCCAGCTCTTTTAGCCAAGCATTTCCATGTTCTTGAACAAGTCTGCTTGTCCATTTTAGTACCTTGATTACTAACAAACAAATATGCACAACCATCTTTTCTCATATCGGCAATATATTTATCAATAACCTTGCAAGTATTTTCACTTAAATATACTGTCCTCGGTTTCATACCTTTTGTAATGACTAAGTCAATAGCATTATTACTATCTCTGTTCAAATACATATCAAGTGTTACATTGCTAATTTCACAAAATCTTACACCAGTATTGAACATAAACATTAGCATAGCTTTCTCACGAACGTTCTTTGCATTATGAATTAAAGCCATTACTTCATCTTTAACTAATACCATATGATGTTCTTGTTCTTCCTTACGTTTAGGCAATTTAATACCAATCATAGGATTAACCATATCAATCAACTGTAACTCATCAAGAATGATATTATAAAAAGAACTTAAACTTCTAACCATAATCTCAAGTGTAGAATAAGCATGACCATCTTTATATTTCATAAGATACATATTAACATCAGCTTTCTTAATATCTTCTACATTTTTATTGACAGTATTGAAAAATTTAGTTACATTCTCAATATATGTACGGATAGAGTTTGCCGATAAATCAATATATTCTGCATATTCTGTATAAGATTTGATATAATCGTTTAAGCTCATAATTGTTACCTACCTTTCATTTGATAAGGTAATTATAACATAGATAGTTGAGTTTGTCAATAGTTATTTTGCTCTTAAATAATAAGAAAATGTAATTTCTTTATGCTTTTGATTATACTTATTTGCAAGTTCTTTAGATTTTTCGTTTACATAATCAAGATAAGGCATAATATGCTCTTTTTGCTTCTTCCCTTGAAACCTTACCAAGTCTATATAAATCACAATAAGTGTCTGCAACGGTTTTTTAATTTATCTACATTCATTATTTCACCTTCTTAAAACACATAACTGGCTCTTTTGCTCCTTGGTATTTTTTTTTTTTTTTTGCTTGGATCATAATTTGCATATTGTCCAACCACTTTTGTACTTGTTTGGCTCATTTCAAATACTTCGTATGGTTCAAATCCATCTATTGAACAAAATATTATACCAATCATCAAATAATTTTCTTTCTTACCCCTAGTGGAATTTTTAATATTAATCATTGCATAACCACCAACTTTCAAATATTTATATGTGTTCTTAATTGTTGGTTTTGCAAATTTTTCAAGCCATAATTCATAATTATTATAATGCTTCGTAGATTCACTTTCATCATCTGAATACTTTTCAAGATTAAAATAAGGTGGGCTTGTAAATGATACATCAATTATTCCTTCTAGCTCATCAATAAATAATTCAGAACCTTGCGTATATAACGAGCAAACTTGATTATTGTCAATAAATCCATTGTCATAATAAAACTTAGCACACTCCATAAGTTTATCTTGTAATTCAATATTTGGGTCAATTCCAAAATAATTATGACCACTTAACAAAACGCTTGACATTCTACTACCAAAACCACAACTTGTATCAAGACAATTTAATTTTTCTGTTGAATCAATTAAAGCGTTTGGGAAATATCTAAAATAAATATCTCTTGCTTCTTTTGGTGGAAAATTTGCCACTTTGCAAGCTAATTTACCAGCATTTCTAAAAAATGATTTAACATTACCAGCCTCAGAGCTGGTATAAAATTTTGGTTTGCTATTAATATAATCAAGAATATATTTCATATCTTCATCATTTTTTAATGCTTCCATTGGGGTCTTTTTCCCTCTTGCATTAGTACAATTAAAAATACATTCTTCAAAGAATTGATTTAAAGTTTTTGTTAGTCTACCCCCGCCACTACGATATGAGTTAATATCTTTAATCAATTCTTCTTTAGAATACTTTTTGAAAATTTCATTATAATGTTCATCTAAATAGCTCATTTTTATTTCCTTTTCACTTAATACACATATTATATCACACAAAATATAATATGTTAATACTTTTACTTAAACTGATTGACTAAACTATCTTCAACTTCCTAATTTTTATATTTGTCTAACCAACCCATTTGCCAACATCTAAATAAAAAACTGTTTAATACTTTCATTTCTTCATTGTTAGTTTCAATATTAGTTTTTTCTAAAATATCTTCTTTTGCTTTTTCAATAATATCAAATCTATTATCTGAGCATCTTTCTCTATGCTTATTAGCATATTCAAATGCTCTTAATTCATCTTTACCAAGCCATTTCTGAAATGCTCCGCAATCATTACAGTAAAGACCTGTATTGCTACCTTTCACTTCTGTATGTAAATCAATACTTCCACATTTCTTACAACAATTCTGATACATAATTTCTCCTCCAATATATTATTCTCCATCATATAATTTAACTGTTCCATCTGAATTGTAGATAGGTGTCATACTATCACCCTGAATCCAGTAATATAAAACATTAGTATTTTTATCTACTAAAATTGCTCCATAAAAATTTGTTTCAATAACCTCAAAATCACATAATTTTGAATTTGGACTCTTAATTTTCTCATCAATATTGATAACATTGGTACATCCAGTCATTCCAAAACACAATGTTAATCCTAATACAACTGCTAAAATTTTCTTCTTCATATGATTTATTTCTCCTTTCGTTTGTATGTATTATATCATAATTCTTACGCTTTGTCAATCCACATAATCGGTAAATTCTGCACCACAGCACATACATTTTACAGTTTGACATTCAATAATGCCACTTGGTAAAAACTTCCATACAAATTGTTCTCCTGCTGTTGCATGAGTAAAACATTTCTTTCTATGATTTTCTACCCATTTGTCTAATTTTTGACTTGTTTCAAATACCATTTTAATTCTCCTTTTTCAACATTCTTTTAACTTGTTTCTTAACCGAATCCATATTCAAATTTGCATAGCTATTATCAATTAGTAAATCCCAAGGTCTGTTAGCTTCAAATTCTATAAATTGTTCATCTTCTGCTTTGTTTCTATCTTCCCATGCGGTTTTAAAATCAGAACGGATTGATGCTCTTGCTCTACGAATATGCTCATCACAATAGATATAAATAATTTTAAGGTTGATTTGGTCTTTGAAATGTTCTTGTAAATACTTGATTCCATCATAATCAATCACATATATACAATTATCTTCAATATCTTCTAATGTAGCACAATATTCATACTCACCTATTTTAGTATAAGCTATTACAGTCTGATTGTCAAGTATATTTTGAAATTCTTCTTTTGAATCAAACCAATGCTCAACCCCATTAGTTTCATTTGACCGCATAGGGCGCGTTGTATGTGATACTACTAATGGATAGTCTAAGATTGTTGACAATCGTTTTGCAATATAGTCTTTACCCACTAGATGTACGCCCACAAATAGCAATAATATTTTTCTTTTTAATAATTTCGTTTCTTAAATCCATATTTTTAATCATCAACTTCTACCTCCCATTTATATAACGCTTCATAAACATTATCTTTTATTTGACCTTTGTATTTATCAGCTACTTTTTTAATATACATTTCTTTATATTGTTTATATGCTTCAAACGCTTCTTTTGGTGTATTAAATACTCCTAAATGCTTTTGTTGTTTTTTATCTCTCCCAATTTTTTCACTGCATTGAGCAATATACTTATTTAACTTCTTTTTATAATAAACACCAATAGGATACAGTCCTCTATTTTTATTTGTTTTTGTAAATAACACATTTATTTCATTTGGCACAAAACAACAAGTATCTGGACTATATATTTTATTCCCTTTAACAAGAATATCTTTATCTAAACATACTCTTTCATTTTTGTCTTTTAATTCTATAAAATTTTCGTTAAACCAAACTTTAAAATTTTGATAATCATGCCATTCTTCGCAAACTATACAGCCCTTATATGTTGGTTGTGTTTCTATACGTTTCTTGTTATAACATCGTTCTAACATTCCTTTCCAAGTGTCCCAACATTTATAATCCAAATTTGTAGAATGTTTAGGAATTTCTCCACCATAATAACCTATTCCAAACACAGATTTATAATAAGGATTCATAACATGACCTAGTTTAAATTCTTTCAAATCACAATGTTTTCTGATTTTATGTTCATCTTGAAATTCTACAACAACATCTCCATTTCCATTATATTCAATAATTTTCATTAAACATCCTTGTGTGTTGTAATTTTCTTTTCCTAAAAATTGCTTTTCATATTCTATTTGCCTACAGTCTTTTAAATTAGGATTTCTAACTTCCCCATGAGAGAATCCGTAATATGTTGTATTAACTCTTGTTTTATTTTCATCATCAAATTCTACTACTATTTTATTAGAATTTTTGTATTCAACAATAGTCATTTTGCAATCTTGTCTATTGATTTTAGATTGTCCTATTCTATCGTATCCTTTAAAATTCTTATTCATCTTTATTCTCCTTACACCTCTTGATTACAATACTGTCTCCATCAATAAAAAATTCAAATGGAACGCCCCAAGAGTTCCATTCTTCAAGACCAAACACTTGTTTTCTTAATTCTTTTGGAATTTGAATTCTTCCTAAATCATCCATTCTTCTTACAAGACCAGTTGCTTTCATTTTTATCTCTCCTTTCTATTCCTTACACAACCCTAATAACATATTTTTTTCCAGTGGTATTACATTTTGGACACGTTTCAATTCCATTTACATGATTTTCAGCCAACCATGCGGCGCCACATTTCTTACATCGCATTTTGGTTGACCATCCGCCATTCTTTTCACTATCAATAGTTCCATAATCAACAAATCCAACTACCGCATCATAGTCAATCACTCTAATTTCCATTAGTCTCTCCATTTGAAATTGCTATTTTATTTTGTATTGTTAAATATTAAAAATACCATTTTATATTTTATAATATAATATGTCAGTCTGGTTCAACCCAAATTGTGCTAAATTCTTTTTCACCCCATACACAATAAGAATCAATGTCACAATGATATTTTTCCATTAACCATTCACCAATTTCAAAAATATCATAATTATCTGGTGCTTCTACTTCTGTCGGTAAGTTTTTATTTCCAATCCATACAATATCTACTGCTTTCATATTATTCTCTCCTCCTTAATTAAACAATATTACATAAATAAAAAATACAATAATTGCAGCTATAGCATAAGTTACGAAATCATTATTATTATTCTGATTCTGTCTTTGCCTTTCCATTTCTTTTTTCTTAATATAATCTTGTGTTTCGATATTAACACTCATGTTTAATCCTCCTTATACAAATCTTTAGCACAATATGGGCAATATAAAATAGAAATTAGTTTATCATTTTCATTATCTAAATGTAAGTGATGATACCAATTAATATAAGAATCATCTATACTATATTCTTCTATACTAATATTGTCAACATTCTTCATGGCTTCGCATGTGTGGTCTTTAACAAATTTAATTTTTTTCATAGTCAATCCTCCTTAATTTAATTTTTCAATTATAATTTTAAATTTGTCACCGTCTTGCGAATCAATTTCTAAAAGTTCATCAATAGAGGTTGGAATGTTTGCACTATAAGAATTTTTATCAGTTTCAAATGACCAACAATCATTATATTCTCCCACATAACCAATAATCTCTTTCTTCATTTTAATTTTCCTTTCTAAATTTCTTCAAAATATTCATTTAGCATATCGTTATCAATTTCTAACCACTGACCATATTTAACATTTATTCTATATAAACGAATTGTTCCACCAATAACTCTAAATGTTTCTTTGTCATCATATTCCCATTTGCTATCTTTTACAATTTTCATTTGTTTGTTTAATGAAAATCCATCAGCATCATATTTATCAATATAAAATGCTTTATTGCATTTATAAATTTTAATCATTATTCCTCCTTATACTCTTCAATTTTATCACTAAACATTTTGCTAAATCCAATTTCAATTTCATTTTCAATTCTCATTTTTCGTTTTCGATTTTGAATTTCCTTTTTCTTTTGAAATTGAAAATATAAATAATCGTTTACAAACTTAGGTTCGATTTTGAATTTCATTTTTGATTTTTAATCCTCATTTCTTTGTGCTTGTTTAATTAAAGGTAAGATTTGTTCCTCCCATTCTTCCTGATAAATTAAATCATATTTATAAACAAGTCCCTTATCAGTAAACCCACCTTGAATTTCATTTGTCCAATTTCTCCAATCATATTCCTTACAATATCTATCATATACTAAATCAGATGCTTTATTGATAAGTAGCTGTAAATAAAGCCAACGATTGATGCTCATTCTGTCTGTTACACACATTAAATAAGAACGAAACCCATCATAACATTCTTGATATGTTTTTTGTTGTAAAGAATTAAGATTAGTCCACATTTCAACTATATCATCAATATCTTGATTCTTTAAATATTCCTTACTTGCACATTTCCATATATATTGGATGTGCTTGATTGTTTTAACATCCTTAATGATTCTATTAGATAAATTAAATTCATCCTTATAAAAATAATCACAAATCGTTTTCCAATACATATATTCTGTTTCCATTGTATTCTCCTTTCTTTTGCTTGTATTATAACACATTGGAACAATAATGTCAATATATTTCCCCCCCACATTTTTTAATTCCTATATTACCCTTGGGTGAAATTTCATATTCCATATTACCCCCCAAATTTCCACGTTATCTGACAATTCGTGGGGATTTTTGAAATATTCTGACAATTTAATCAAATTGTGGCATTTTTTCAAATAATTCAAATTGCATACAAAAATAGCACTATTGGTTAAAATTGTCTGACAACTAAAATTTTGCATCTTAGATGTTTAACCGCCAGTGCCATTGATTCATCAACGCTTTAAAGCCGATTTCTTATTATGCCTTATTATACCATACATTCCTTTGCTTGTCAACAAAAAAGAGAACTATTCTCTCTTTTTTTATTTGATATATACATTTTACCATTCCATATCCCTTTACCAGCACTTTTATTTGCCATTTTAAGCCACTTTTAATCATTCATTGATAAAATATACCACAACACACTTTTGCACGCTTAAAACGGCTTATATAAGCTTATAGACCTATTCCAGTATTATAATATACCACTGTGACACGCTACAATGCCCTTAAAATCAATTTAAAGTTATTCAAGGCACAATTTACCACTGGACAACAAAATAAGCCTTAAAACGGTAAATACACGGTACTGCATCATGTAGTTTTCAATACTAGGTTAGTTACAACTAACTTATGTTCTCACTCCCCTATTTGATAGCTTCTTTTTTGTGTTGCCTTCCCTTTCTCACAATTTTAGTATAACATAGACCGGATAATTTGTCAAGCATAAAAATAAAAAAAGACTGATAAAAATATCAGTCTCTTTCTAATACATTGCAACAACGATCTGCAAGTTCCTCCATCTGCTCTTTTGTAATATGTCGAAATTTCCAGCACCAGTCTATTCTATCACATATCCAGTCAATGCTTTTATCATGCCATGACTTGTATTCCTCATATGATTTTAAAGCAATATCAATTTCTCTGTAAAAATCTCTCTGTTTAGGTTTTCTCATAATAATTACCTTTTCCCTTCATTTGATAATTCAATTATAAACTGTTTCAATACATTTGTCAATGCAAAAAATAAAAAAAGGTTGATATTTTTTATCAACCTTTTAATCATTCTTCTTTATTTACAATTTTATCAAGCCACCATTCAATAGGCATTTCTCCGTTCTCGTGTTCTTCAAATACTTTTAACACAATTTCACTGGATTCTTGAAAATCATATCCTTTTTTCTGAATGAGTTTAATTCCTTTTAATACATTATTATAAGTTTTTCTTTTCATTGGTTTCTATCTCCTTATAAATGACTCTATCCACTTTTCCTCTGCGCTTGTCAATTCCATTTCTTTCTCAAATTGTTCTTTTCTGCTCTGTTCAATTTCTTCGACTTTGTTCGGCAGATTATTATACATTTTTGCATATTCCATAGCTTCTGTACGTTTCTTTGAAAAGCTACCAGATACAGGAATATAGTCAAAACCTTTTTGATGCGCATAATATAAACCAGTCTTTTTGTCTTGTGATACAATATACTTTTTCATGTGTGTTACCTCTTTTCTTTATTTGATAATCTTACTATAGACTATATGCAAACACTTGTCAATACTTTTTCTAAAACTTTTTAAATTTGTCATCACTTTAATGTATTAAAGCGTAAATTGTACCTTCCCTGTTTGCGTCCTAAAGTGTCCACTCCATATCCTAAGTATATGTTAGCATAATTTTATTTCATTGTCAATACTTTTTTACAAAAAGATAAGGGAATTTTCATTCCCTTATTTTACAAAATAACACGGTATAACCATAATACCATAACTTGCTATATTCTGGTACATTGTATCATATTTTTCTTTTTCTTCTTCTGTATAATATTTATAACTATTCATATTTCTAATTAGATAAACCGCACCATCTAATATATAGCAATTATCCATATCAATCTTTTTATTTCCCCAAACACCACTATTTCTTAACAATTTAAAATAATCAATCCGTTTATTAGTTTGTAAGTCTAAAAATCTTGTTAAACCTCTTACAAGTCCTTTGGTTTTCCCATTTTCGCCTTTTACGGTAATGCTTCCTTTGCTTAACCTTACATACTGGTTTTTAATACCCATAATTTCCATTATATTTTCCTCCTATACGTTTTGTTTCCAGATTAAAATACCATTATAATAAATTTCTGCGTTTTTTGTTTCTACGGTAAAATTTAATACTCTTTCAAATTTATAACTGTAATGCAAAATCTTACCGTTTTCAATTAAATAATATATATTTGCTTTCATGTCGTTCCTCCATTCATTTGATAATACTAATATACACCATAATCACATATTTGTCAACAAAAATATTGCACAAAAAATTATATAAAATTTTGTATAAAATACTATTGACTTTTGTAGAAAAAAGGTTTACAATGAATAGGGGGAGTATAGAGTATTAAAAAAATAAATAAAGTTAGTTAAAACTAACCTATATATAAAATAAAAGCTGATACAGAAATTGTACCAGCTTTTTATAAAATCATCGTTTCATTGTTTCTTCAATTTCTATGAATATGCTACCCGTTCTTACATCTTCTATTTCAATCAGCTTATACTTCTTTCTGTTATATTTTCTTAAAGGATGGCAAAGCAGTAATATAACTTTATCAACCACTCCTTTACTATCAGTAAAAGTTGCATCTATATAAGCTCCGCAAGAGCCATCTGCTTTTGACCATCCGCGTCCTCTTGTAATATGATAAGTATTAAAATCCACATCATAATTCAAATCGCATTTAATTTTCTGTTTAAATTTATATTGTTCTTCTGTCATGTTATTCTCACAACCTTCCGTTGAAACTCTTGTTTCCTTTACTGTACTTAAAGTATACCACATATAACTTTACTTGTCAACACATAATTTCCAATACGGGCAATTTCCGTCATTGTTTACATAATGTTCTTCAATCTCCTGCTCGGTCATATTATCTATATTTTGACATTCATATAACCCGACTGAATAATCAATAAAGCAGTGTTCACAATCTTCACAACATTTATTCATTTATTAATTCCTCCATTTTATTATAAACTTCTTCTATTGTGCTAAACCTATACAATACACCTTTATCTTGTAACATATTATCTTTTGTAAGCATAAAATCTTTAATGGTATAGTTGACTATTCTACCGTTTAGCTTTTCTGTGGCAGGTCTTAAAACGTGTAAATAACCTTTAGAATTGATAAACCAATAAATATTATATTGATTGTTTTTATAGGTCTGATTCGGATAATAGCTTCTTACATTATCCATAATCTTTTCCATTGTTTTAAGTGATTCTCCATTGTATACACCAACCATTTTTTATCCTCCTCTGTTTCTATAATTATATTACTACACCTTTTATTTATTGTCAACTATTTTTTCTAATTTTCCACCACATTTACTACATTTATACAAATCTGGATGTATATACCATTTTGGGGAACGATAACCTATTCTTTTTGTTATAGTTCCGCAATCACAACACTTTACTTTATATGTATTCTTTTGTATTTGTTCTTCCGAAAACTCTTTCCCTAACTTCTTTTCATCACTTGAACATCTTGTAATATCTACATTATAGCAATCACTTACAAGTTCAGCTAACTGTTGCCATTTAACACCATGATTCATGCAACCATCTACACAATGTAATAATTCATGGTATAATGTTTCGTATAAGCTATTTTCGGGACAATTCTCGTTTAATAACAGTGCATTGATATTGATACTATAACGGCTATTTCTCTTTTGTACTTGTCCCCATCTTCTTTTTGCTCTTGTGTTTACAATAAAACTATCAATTTCATATGGATAAATGCCGATAGCATTAAGATTTTCAATACATTGTCTACCATATACTTCTAAATTTCGCATTTATATTTACCTCTCTTTCATTTACTATAATCATTATATCATATCCACACTTAATTACAATATGCAAATTGCACAAAATTTCAATGCAATATTATACAAATTGCACAATAGTTAGTATTAACTAACCATACTATATATTCCCCCATTATTATTATAGCATATTAAAAAAGGAATGTCAATAGTTTTTTGACATTCCTTTTGGATTTATCTAAAATAATATTCATGTACTACTTCTTCTAATTTATATCTTAAATCAATATTTTCTCTATCTCCATTCTTGTCACATAATGTATCAAGAATAGTTTTTATTTCTTCCATTTTACCGGCAACTTTATTATAATATAATTCTGCCATTTCAAGCTGTTTATTTAATTCCTCAATGCGCTTTTTTTGGTATTCTTTTTTAAGCTCAATTTCTTCAAAAATTTCATCAACCGTTAGATCATATCTATCTTCCAAACATGATTCGTGAATGATCCTTGATTCATCAATTTTTCTTTTAGCATATTTTACAAGCTGAGTACAGTTAATTTCTTCCTTGTAAAATTTTCCTCCGCAACAAACAAAAACTTTAACTACTTTGGCTGGATAGAGACTATAAGACTCGTCTTGAATAATTGCATTTTCAAAATTTTTAGATAACACAGAAAAACTTGAACCGTCTTTCTTATATAATCTATTCACATTATTCCATGCTTGTAAAAGTATTTCATGCTCTTTTAATGTGTTAGCAAGTTCCTTTTTAATATCTTCTAAAGTTTTCATTTTAAATACCTCCAATGTTTTTTGTTTACAAGTATATATTATCATATGTTATCAATTATGTCAAGCACTTTGCAAGAAAGTTAAAATTCCTTACCAAATACTACTTTTATCTTGAAGTTTGCCAGTTTTAATTTCTAGTTTTCTGGTTTCACAACATTTTTCTACGCTTGCTTTGATATTCTCTTTAACGCATAAACAACTGTTCTCGTTATCGCATGTTGCAAAGATGTCGTTAAGTATAACATGAATACCATCAATTGAATTAATATCTATTTTGTTTCCAAATTCATCTGTATATATAATTTTCTTCCACATATTTTTCTCCTTAATTCCATAGTAAACTTAGATTTTATGGGATTTTACATAATTTCAAGTTACATTATTCAAGATATGTAATTTTTATTAAAGGGAATTATAATACTTAATAATATCTGCATCTGTAGCATAATAATTCTCCCAGCCTGAAACAGTATAAGATTTACCATTTTTAATATCAAGTACAATTCCCTGCAATTCTTCTTTTGTTAATTTATATAAACACTTAAATGTAATCATATTCATATCTCCAAAAGAAAATCTTAATTTAACGCATCCAAGTTTCAAAGACCTTGTTTTATTTGATATAATTATATTACCACATTATTTACTGCTTGTCAACACTTTTTATTTAATTTCTTCTACCGTAAACTCTCCTTCTTTAAACCTCGGATTCTCTCGTGCCCTATTTGCAACACATATACAAGAACCGTTTAATTCTGCTTGTTTTCCATTAAAAAAGAAAATCTCATCCTCATAATACATTTTATCAATATCCTTTTTCAAATTGAAACTATATCCCTTTATTTTGAATTTTCTTTTCATGTTTTACATTCTCCTTTATGATATTACTATATCATATATAGATTCATTTGTCAACATTTTTTCAAAAATTTTTTAAACTCTGCCATATGAAATTTATTGGCTTGTGTTAAATTATCACTACAGATATGGATTTTACCATTATAATAGGCAATAGGCTTGTTATAGCTGTAAAGCCATATATATCCGGTTTGTAGGTCTTTAATCAGCACGTTATTTTTATAAGACCATAGTATTTCAATATTCAATTTTTAGTCCTCTCTTTCAATTTATATACTCATTATTGACTACAATAATATGATAGCATATATTATAGTCAATGTCAATATATAAATTTATTAAAACCTTAATTGCAAAACTTTCTATATTTTGTCTCTGTATAAGCTTCATAACCTTGTTCTACATTATAGCTATGACTAAGCTGTTCATACTCTTTTACTTTCTGTTCGATTTCTTCTTCTGTAGTGTCATCATCTACATAAAATTCGTAATCATAAGTTCCCAATGCTCTTACACTAATATATCCTGACACTTTTTTCATTTTCATTTTCTCCAATCTACCTTTGAAATGCGAATTTCAATATCTTTTAATTTTAATATATAAAGGAATAAACCCTAATAAAAACCATCCTTCATATCTTGCAAGATGTTTAATCCAAGTTTTATATACAATCATAATAAATCCTCCATTAAGGAAACGAATTTTTTACTCCGAAATCTCTTTATATGCTTCCACTAAACCGCAAGACAAATCCTGCATTATCTCTTTACATATATCCACAATATTCTGAATATACGCATTCTCTTCTTCTGCTGTCAAATCTCTTTTCTCTTCTGCTTCTGTTTCACAAATCCAAGAGTCAAGAGTATTATCTGCAATCATTAAACCTCTAATAATATCAAAATCTGTTCTTGCCATTTTTATTTCTCCTTTCTAATAAAATATCTATTTCTTATTTACAATATTATATTACCATATACAATATATCATGTCAATACCTTTTTAAAAGAAAATCAAAAATAAAATGAAAGCTAAAATTGAAAATATCGCATGATATTCACTTCTCTTTCCATTGTTCCATGTAATAGTAACATTAAACATGGATATAAAAATTAAAATTGCAACTAATGTTTTCATTAAAACAATTCCTCCATATCAATATATTCTTTCACGTCTGCCAATGTCCCGTATTGTACTAACATATCTACATCCTCTTTAGCACAACCGTTAGCATATAACATTGCTACAATTTTAGATTTTAAATTTCTGTCTAATTTACTGATTCTGCATCTCATACTCATTTTCGTTTCCTCCTTTAATTCCACAATAAATCTAATAGTTTTTCAATCTTTAAATCTTCAAACCTTACAATACTATTATACGGCATTGATTCCAGTTTGTCAAGCAAAATTTCAAGTTCTATATTATTTTCTTTTTCAAATAAAAACTCTTCTGCTTCTCCACGAAAAATTTCTGTTCCAAAATCGTCCAATACACTAATAAGCATTTTTAATTTCCTCCTATACAAAAATCATCATTGTAAATAATACAATAAACGGCAATGATAAAGTACACATTGTAGCGAACAACTGAAAAACTAATGCTAAAAACTTCATTCTATTCTCACTCCATTCTGTAAATATAAAATCCATTCTGTTCGTTTTCTTCTCCGTCATACATAGAAATAAAATGTCCTCTTCCATCTGCTTCGATTGCGTCCTCAATAAAAGTATCAATATCTTCAATCATAGCATACACAAGACTATTTGCATTTTCGCAAAGGGTATTCTGCATAACTTTAATACTATTTATAAAAATTTGATCTTCTGATTCGGTGCTATTACGATAAAAATCTGTATGCTCCAAAATAAAATCTGCATTAAAAGCCCACAAAGACTCTTTAATACTATTTTCAACCTCACTATCTGCTTCTTCATCTGTCAGAACCATATACTCTTCACCAGATTCAGATTTAAAAATGTTTTTATAAAGGTTCTCCACTTCTTCACCTAAAAACATTTCCAAAGCTTCTTTTTTATTTTTCATTTCTGTTTCCCATTTTGTCATATTCAATGACCTCCTTTATTTGATATATTTACTATAATATATTATTTATTACTTGTCAATAGGAAAATTAAAAACAATTGATGGTTTCTTATCAATATAAATTATATAACAATTCCGATTATTCCTTCCATCATTACAGTATTCGTGTACCACTTTATATATATCTTTTGATTTTACTGTTTTATAACCTTTTTTAGATTTTACAAATCTATACAATTTACTAGAACAACAATCAAAATGAAAAACTGAGCTTAATGGTCTGTTTCTCAATATTCTTTCACATTTTTTCTTTTCAATTTCTTTTGCAAATTCAAAATCATCTGTATATTTATATTTTCCTTTTGAATCAAAAACATAAAATGTATATATGTTCAAAATTTCCCCTTTATTATTCCATAAAATATTTGTATCAAAATTATTAAATACTTCTATAACTAATTCTTGTTTATAAACAAAGAAAAAACCATCAATACATTTTCTACTTTCGATTCTAATACATAAAATTCTTTTTCCATTGGAAAGATATATTTTCATTGAACCACCAGAACATTTACTATAAAAATTATAACCCATTTTACAAAAGTTAATAATGTGCTGTGTAAAAATTTCTTCTAAATAACTAATATCATAAACCATAATTTACCTCCAACTATAAATTATTTTTGATTTTTCCAAATTTTATACTCGTCTGGTGTCATAATTGTATATCCTCCATCGACTTTTACTGTTACATCACTTGTTGAATACCATTGTGAATTTTTCTTTTCTTTGTTTGCTCTGTAACGTGTTTTAAAAATTACCATGTTTGTTTCCTCCTTATGTATATACTATAGCATATTATGATTTATATGTCAACATCTTTTTTATAATTTTATCATATTCTCGTCATTCCAGCACATTTCCATTTTTTATTGCCTTATGTCGTACTTACTAATTATATCCCAATTTGCAACCATAAATATAATTAAAATCATCATACAAGCAACTGAAATAATATATGGTATATAACTGTCACTGTCAAGCATACAAGCGGACAAAAGAAATAAAAAGAAAGTAAAATATATGATTGATTTTAGGATTCTATTTTTTAATTTCAATTTTCGTTTTTGATTTTCATTTCCAAAAATTAAATCTGGATTTTGAAATTCATTTTTGATTTTCGTTTTCATTTTTAGATTCTCCCTTAATACAAAACAATTTTAATTCTGGCATGTATTCACATACTATGTCTAATGTTTCGTTCCAATCAATATTGTTATTATCACTAAACAAAATATGTCTAAGCACACATTCTATTGATTTATCTTTTATATTCGGCAATATTTCCATTGATAATAACAATTTAATTTCTGTTTCTTTGTTCATTCCCTTATACCTCCGTTTTCTTTACTATAACATGATTGAATTGTGTTGTCAAGTGCTATTTTACATATTTTTCATATAAAAAATTACAAACGTTTTTCCATACTGACTCATTTAACATTCCCATCATATCATTGTTTTCACAGCAAGTTCTCACATATCGTCTTACAAGCATAATAGGGCAAGCCATATCTTTACTTAATCTTGACAATTCTTTAGGAAAAACATTTTCAACTTTTCTAATAATAATACTTTCAATAACGGACAATCCCATAAAAATACCTCTCTTTCGTTTGATATAATCACTTTACCATAATCAAAAACCGTTGTCAATACCTTTTCGGGGAAAATTTTAATTTCTTTATTACCCTTTTATTATAGATATTATTCGTTCTATATATATAATGTATTCTGGGGGAAATTTGAAATTGTATATTACCTCCGTGAAATTTTATGTCCCTTATTACCCAAACTTTAATGCTTTAGCCATTCAATACGTCACTGCTGTACCACACTAACACTGTATCACTTTACCATATGAAAGTGTATCACACTACCACTTTACACTGCTAAAGTATATCCAGTTTCTCACATTGAGCATTGACGGGCTGTTTATTGCCTTTTTAACCGCTCTAATAGACGCATACAGCAACGAAAACCGCTTGCATGATACCTTTATACTATAATCATATAAAACCGCTTAGAATCGCCTTTAAACGTGTTATAAACCTATGTCAATTTTATAGGGTAAAAACCTAACTTATATGACAGGTTGCTTCCTTCCATTATGTCTTCTATACATCCTATTTGCCCCATTTACAAGCTATAACGCATATGTTAGTATATTCCTACACTAACGGAATAAACGCGCTTAAAAAGGCAAATACAAGGCTTTTGTGAAAATCTTAACAATCCGGTTTCTATGGTTAATGTTAAAATTTTAACAATCATGTTATATTCTTAACAATCGCCTATGTTAAAACTTTAACAATCTGATATATTGTTAAAAACTTCACAATATTGTTATAAAATTATCAAAGTACAATTACTACTATATATGAACACATGAACACACGCTCATATATTCATATACAGCAATAAAAAAGGGGAACATGTGTTCCCCTTTTTAAGTTTT